AAAAGTGTTGCGAATGCCGTAATCCATTAAAGCATTACAAAGATACAAAAGGAGTAGAGATATACAGATTATTTACTTGTTCTAACTGCGTGAGTTGCGAAAACAAAAATGTCGTATTTAGAACAAGGGATAAGAATTCTGCTATAAACATATTGAACCTAACTGAATGTTGGATAAATAACCAAACAAGACCAGTAGAGTTTCAATGTGAAGCAAAAGCATCGTCTTTCACCTGTGGAAACAAAAAGACAGGGTTAAGTAAGACAATCGGCGTTAAGAAACAACCTCGTAAGAGTAAGCACGCCTGTTGATTTTACATTTTTTAATTATTTTTTATGCCGAAAAAATCGGCGTTTGAAATGTTAAAAGGTGTAAGAAGAAAAAGATTAATAAAAAAACAATAAGAGAATATTCACTTCAAATTAATATAAATAATATAGTATGGAATAATATTACATGTTCTAATATTAACTACGAGGATAATTTGATTGTTTTATAATTTTTAAATATTCCTAAAAGGTGGCACTTGAGGCGATTTAGTCTATAGTCATTAGAGCTTCATACCCCAAGTGCCACCTTCCCATAAACCCAACAATCCTAATACTTTATGGACGGGTTTAATATAAACTATGATAACAACCCTGAACCTGTCCTTTTTGAAGAATCAGATAGACGCTTTCTATTAATTAATCCTTCTGATAGATTAGTTGGCTCAGATTGGACCAATATCCATAGCAAATTAGAAAATCATAATTGGATTTATGCGTATAAACCTGTTTCACTTGAAAAGACTATTAAAAATGTATCACCTTTTGAGGAAGATAAGATTACGAAGGAGTATATGTCTAAATATGGCATTGATAAGGTTCGAGGTGGTTCATATGTCGAAGTAGAACTCAGTGAGTCTCATATAGATGTTCTACAAATGGAGATTTGGGGAGCAAAAGATCTATGTTATCAGTGTGGAAGACCAGGTCATTTTGTAAAAGATTGTTATGCTAGTAAAGATGTATCTGGTAAAAAGATAGAATATGAAGAGTCTTCAGAAGAGGAGGATGATGAATGGGAATGTGAATATTGTGATAAAACTTTTACAACTGAATTTGGCTGTATAGTTCACGAAAGATCCTGTAAAGGGAAGAGTGTGAAAACTCATTATTTGAAACAGAGAACTAGTAAGGAAGAGGGCGTGTGTTATCGTTGTGGAAGATCAGGACACTATTCGTCTGATTGCTATGCAACAAAGCACGCTAAAGGTTATTATATAGATTAAGTAATATTATTTAGATAACTTTACTTAATTATTCTTTATTTTTTATTTACTTCATTAACGCACCAAGTGGATTATAGCCATATTCTTTTTCTAAAGTTGTATGACCCTGCCCGTGTGCAGCCACTGCAATTGCTAATATAGATAATATTTTTACTAATTCAAGTACATCTAACTTAAGAACCTTCTTATAGTTTATAACTAATAATATGATTGCGGTTAACATCGCAATAGAACTTAAAATGTGGGCATAAAAAAGTGGTTTATATAAATATTCCATCCTATACACTTTTTAGAAAAAAAGACTTTTTGGAAACTTAAGCGCTTTGTCAAAAGCGCGCAAAACGAAAGTTAATGAGTTTTTAATCTTAAAAAGTTTATCTATATTTATTTGAAACTCGTTTCTTACCATTTGCTCTCGGAATTAAGCCTTTTGCTTTTAATGAAGAGCGCATCGTAAATCCAATAGATTCGCCACGTTTCAATTTACGCAAATATTTCAAATTACGCTTTGTAGCTCTGTAACCGCCTAGCGCAGTTGGTATCTTTGGAACAGCTTGGCAGCCACAACTACTACCACCTCTTAAGAGCTCTGACGGTGGTTGAGGCGGAGGAGCGGATCCACACGACATACAATCAGAAGAACCAGCTCCCTTCATCAACCCCAGAGTAAGTGGCCCTTGGGTAACACCTGGCGGGAGTATCATCATTGGACTAGAAGCTGTGGAGCAGCCACAACCACCACCACCAAATCTTGGGAAGAGAACACCAATTTTACAGTTAGCGCCACCTTTATTTCTCTTATTTTTTCGTGTTATATTTCTACGCATTCTAATACAGCCAAATGTTTTAATTATTTATAGAATATAGAGATGCCTAAAAGAATAACTGGTCATAAGACTTCTAGTCGAAAGACTTTAAAAAAGAATAAATTATGGCCTCATAGATATTATAGGGGCTTAACTCGGAAACAAGCATTGGAACGCAAAGCAGAAATTAAAAAGTTTGGTGCTCTAGATTCGCGTAATCCAAAAGCATATGTCGGATTCAAAACAGATAAATATGCTAAAACAAAGAAAAAATCTCAATATACGGCTAAGTGGGAAAAACTATTTCCTGATGCAAAGAGTCTTGCTGATAAGTCAAAAGTTACAGGTGTTCCTTTAAAACATATTGACCATGTCTATCGAAAGGGGTTAGCAGCATGGAGATCAGGTCATCGTCCTGGCGCAGGGGAACATCCATGGGGGTATGCAAGAGTACATTCCTATCTCCTATGTGGGAAGGCTCACTATACAGCTAATGCTAAATTAGTACGTGAAGCTAAGAAAGCCTCCGCATCTGCTAGAAAATGGTTCAAACGCTGTAAAACAAGTAAAGCAACTCGTATTTAATTTAATTTACAATAGTAGATAGATGTCGAATAGCGAGAGTTGTCCAGATATTTTTATTAATATAGATAAGTATCTTGAATTTGATATAAAACTAAATGCATTAGAAATTACCTATGATGATATTCTTAATTGTTACAATGGTATTGGTGATAATATAATTATGTATATATTTAGAAATATATCTATAGATAATGACGATTTAGTAATAAACTTACTTAACAGGATATTATCTATAATTAAAACGAACCCAACAAGTACGAATAATACAAAATATAATGAAGTTCTTAAAGAAATATTCAATAAAAAGGATACTAATAACAATAACTGGTTACAAATACTATGTTCTAGACTAGATCATAAATATATTAATTCTTCTGGGACTATAAATATTGAAAGTACAATAGTTATCCTAACACCTGATATTAAAAAGTATATACCTTTAACTGATATTGATAATATCAATACATCTGGTGAGAATGCCCTACTAATTGCTTGTACAAAAAAATATCTTAATAATATTAGTTTAAAATATCTTGCTAATAAGGACAATATTAATTATATCAATAAATCTGGTGATACAGTATTATTAAAATGTTCTCATAACCATATTAATTTAGAATTATTAGATAACTTGTTAGATAAATATAGTAATATTGATGTTAATATAGGAAATAACACTAATGTATTATTTAATTTAATTACATATAGGAAAGAAGAAGAAAATACATATAGGGAAGGAGAAAATTTAAATACATATTGGGAAGAAGGGGAAGAAGATAATTCAGACGACTCACGACTAATATCTATTGTAAATAAACTAATTGAAAAGGGTATTAATCTCAAATATACAACTAGTAGTGGACTCAATACATTAGTATTATGTATTTTATATAATAAAGTTGATATTTTTAAAATAATTTTTGATAAATTAATTAGTACTGATACACCATTTATTGTTGATTCTATTAAACCATTTATTAATAACAATGCGTCTGCTGCGTCTGTTTCACCAGATATTATTAAATATTATAATTCACACATATCACTAAAAGATAAATATTCACCTAATTCTAATGCAATACCCTTAATGATCCCATCTACTGATAAGATTCCTAGTACAAATATTACTATTAAGTATGGAGTTGAATTGGAAATATGTATTAAATTAGATAAAAAATGTATTAAACGTGATATTGATACTGAATCTATTATTTATTCACATTTTACGTCTGATTCAGAGCCTAATATAAATACTGAAAGTCCCAAAGAATGGTATGATCTAACCGCCATTTTTCTTAATGAATATATTACAAAACGAGTTAAAACGAATAATAAGTTTAAACTCCTTGTTCGTAAATCAAAAGAACTTTATAAGTTTATTATTGTTACAAATACTCCTAAAAATAAGGAATATACATATGTATATGATTTAGATAAATTAAAACTAATCAAACAACCAGGTAAAATAGATTATACAAAACCTATTATTACAACTGATTCAAGTGTTATATGCGGTGATTATAAATATCTTTATGATGAAGGATTACTTAATATAAATACACTTAAAAAGGAAAATAATATAGAGCATACATTTCATATAGAGTTTGTTACACCAATTCTAGATTGTAAGCCAACAATAGGTAGAAATGGGATCTCATATGATTTATCACCTCTTAATGATTTATTTATGCTAATTGGTATGGATAAGACAGGATGTTATGTTACTAATATGTCGCAAGGATTTCACGTTAATTTGTCGCTTTTTAATAATAAAACAGGAAAACCATTGCCATTATTACGTGAATTCTTTAAAACGCAATTCATTAAGAATTATGTAGAATGGGAGAAAGAGGCGTATCCTAAATATCGTAAAGATGTATCTAAATTTGCTAAACCACTATATTCATTAATAACACCTTATAATCCCAATTATGGATATTCAGAAATTGCGTCAAATAAATATGTATCATTACATAGAAAGGATTTACAGGAATTAATCGAAATTCGCTTATTTGCGGCTACAAATGACTATAAAAATCTTTTAATTCGCACTAAAGAAGCATTAGCATTATTATATTCTTCTTATAATAAGTGGTATTCAAACATTAAACCATCAATATATCCAGATATCAAAACTAGTAAAACTAGTAAAAATATTACTAGGAAACGGAATAATTATAATCTGAGCAGTAAACCTAGTAATAATACAACACGTTCTAATAACCGAAAAAATGCACGTGAAAAAATGCGCCTTAAAAAATAAATCGTCTAAAGCAGTAAAGCAGTAAAGCAATAAAAATACTAATATTATAGTAAATTTATACTTATATAAGTGAATTTGTTTAATATAACTCAATGTTCTTTTCAACAGTAGCAATTGTCCATTCTTTCATAGCTTCATAGAGTTTAATACGGGTTTCGTTATTGAAGATGTGTGTATATTGAAGATTAATGAGGAAGTAGCATAGGCTACGCATTATTTTGTATTCAGGTTCCTCAGAGACTGAATGTAGAATGGGATAATTGTTAAAACCCTGTTCCCTATAGATATTATAGTAGAACCATTCTAGAAAATCAGAAGTGTATTCATATTCTTCTTCTTGATGACGTAGATCGGTGTTAAGCAGTTGAATTGTTTTAATGAGGGACATTGTTTTCTATATAGTATGAAGAGGACGGTGTTTATATTATTTTTTATGGTTGAGAAAAAAATTGAAATCTATACAATTACCCTTTGCTCTAAATATTGGATGCGTTGGATGCATTGGATGCGTTATAAAAATGAGTCTTATCTAACCTTATGGGTTCAATACCTAGACTATCTGATTTGTTTTCATTGTTTACATTTTTCATTCTCATAAATTCTCGAAATGCTGTTAAATCATCATTTACTTATTGATACACTTAAAATTATTCATAGTTAAATAATATAGATTTTTATACTTTATTTTATGTAAATGTAACACCTGTCGACCTGTATGTCACTAGCCACTTATTAAGTGATGTATTATAGATTATATAAATATTTTTGTAGCGGGTTGGTATTGTTATTGTACTGTATGTAATATCATCCTCTGTATTTAGAAAACCTGATGTACGTGTAAGGGCTACTGACAATGGAGTAAATCTGTCATTAAAATATATTCTTTGTTCATTTGATGTACCAGCTGGAACAGGTTCTGATGCTACAGTAACATAAAAGACTTCTGGACCACCTGCTCCTGTTACTCCAGTTGCCCCTGTTACTCCTGTTGCTCCTGTTGAGCCACTTGAGCCAGTTACTCCAGTTACTCCAGTAGGACCAGTTGGGCCAGTACAACAAGGTCCAGTTGGCCCTGTATAACCAGTTGAACCAGTAGGACCAGTTGAGCCAGTACAACAAGGTCCAGTTGGACCCGTATAACCAGTATAACCTGTCGGACCTGTTACATCACTCGGCGCACCTGTTGGACCCGTTCCTAATGGACCAGTATAACCAGTTGGACCTGTTACATCACTCGGCGCACCTGTTGGACCCGTTCCCAATGGGCCTGTATTACCTATTGTTCCTGTATAACCAGTCGGACCTGTTGGACCAGATAATCGAAGACAAGGTGCTGGACAAGGTGGATAATAATTTAGACCACAAGTTGTATAGTTATACTGATAATTTGGATAACCAGGATTACAAGCCATATCTATCTATTAATTTATGTTTTAATAATATACAATATCGCGGTATTACAGTCATTTATTAGATTTGGTACATTAAATGTAGTTGAACCATTACCTTCACCATAATATGTTCCAACTACATTAAATAGAGCCGCATAAGTAGTTCTAGATACTTCAGATCCATCACACGGTAAGTAGCCCCCAGGAGTTGAGCCTGTTGTATTTGTAAGAATTACACCAACTGAAGGTGTTTGAATGGGCGGATAGTTTAGAATTTTCAGTTGTATAATTTCTGGTGGGCACGGAAGGTTAGATGGTGGAGGAGGACAAATAGGCGTCTGATACTCAAGAATAGGTCTTGGAAGACACATCGAAATTGCACAAATAGGAATAACAGGTACAGGCATAACCTGTTCGCAACAGACAGTATTGTATCGGGCTAATTTAGATCTGAATGCCATTCTAATACAAGGAAACTTTTATTAGAACTTACCGTTTATATTTATACTGTAAAATTGATAAACAAAAACAAAAATATTTTTTATATTTGTTTTGTGTTTTGTGTTTTGTGTTTTTTATTTGATTAATATTATTTACCCTGTAATTTAGGCAACAACAGCGGGCTTCTTCTTCTCAGGAAGGACATAGAGCTTGTAGAGGTAGCTCTGGATGTTGCGGTACGTGAGCGTCTCGCCCTCCTTGACACCAAGAACCTTGCGCATTGCTACGTCAGGGTGAATCGTGTGCCCCTTCTCAGCATCCTTGAGCTTGTGGCTATCGACATAGGCACTGAAGGCACGTGTTACATCAGCAGGCGTCATCTGCGAACCTTGCGTCTTGCCAAGGAAAGTGCAGAGCTCACTCTTAAGCGTTACAGGGGTCGTGAAGATCGTGGGGCGCTTCTCCTTTGGCGCACCATCCTCACCCTCCTTCTTACTGCGACGGCGGCGGCGACCAGCCTCCTTAACCTCCTTTGCGACGCGCTTTTGGAGGCGTTGAAGCGTCTTGATGTTAGTAACGGCTTCATCGCGGATCTTTTGGTGAGAGGCAACAAGAGCGGCGATTTCTTGCTCGACCGTCTTGGCTTCAACTGCGACAGCTGCATCAGCAACCGCAGACACGACAGGCGCCGCGGCAACAGGGACAGCTACTGCAGCAGCTGCAGATGCAGATGCAGATGCAGATGGGGCAACTGCAGGCTTGCTCTTCTTAGCAGCCTTCTCTACGACAGGGGCGGCCACTACAACAGGGGCAGGGACAGAGGCCGCAGCAGGGGCATCAGACTTCTTGGAAACACGCTTGGCGGCGGGGATGGACTTGTTCATTGTACTAGTACCGGTGGTATTCTGAGACATCTTTAAACGCGTTATGCCTTCTAATGCGGTCATTCCGACAATCAAATTTTATGATAGAATTTGGTCACGGCACCTAAGGCGACCTCAGATGATGCTTTTTTTTATTGAAATGACTCGGCGACAACGGGACATTTAAAGCTCTAGACGCAAATTATCCCTTATCATATCTATTATACCAATAATTTCAAACCATCCGCAAGTATTATTTTTAGAGTTGTAATATATTTAACAATATAACCCCTTATTTAGTCTAAAATCTATATTTCAATAAAAAAAAGTTGGACTATTTTTTATTCAAAAAATCAGCAGACACTTTATATGAAGTAGAAAAGCATAATATATTTTATGATAAGGATGGGGCTAAAATAAAATTTGACGATGTATTTGCGCATTAGATAAAGGCATAGAACTATTTAAAATGTCCTCCAGCGTAGTATACCCTTCCAGCTTTACCTCCAAGAACATCACTATCAGCGCTCCTAAGTCGCTGCCGAGTGGTGCAAAGCAAGCCTACCTCAACTATGGTGGCGAGCGTCTCGTTATGCAAACGGCAGTGGCAATGTCTGTTCCGTTTGGTCTTAACGTAGCTGATAAGTTTGGCCCAGCAGAGTATTCTGTTGAGCTCTCCTTCCGCGGCAATGAGCAGCGTCCAGAAATCAAGGAGTTTATGGATGTGATTGCCCAAATTGACGAAAAGCTCCTCGAGGAGGGCGTCAAGAATAGCAAGTCGTGGTTCAAGGGTGATCTTGGCCGAGATGTAGTCAAGGCATTCTACACTCCTTCCCTCAAGTACAGTAAGGATAAGGAAGGCAATGTCCTCAACTACCCTCCTAACATCAAGCTCAAGCTTCGTAAGATTAACAATGATTTCGAGGCTAAGTTCTATGATATCAATGGTAGTCCTTACAAGGGCATTCCTGTAGAGGATCTTCTTGTCAAGGGTGTTCAGGTGACGGCGATTATTGAGTGTGCGGGTGTTTGGTTTGCTGGCTCTAAGTTTGGTCTCACTTGGCGTGCTAAGCAGATTGCCATTCACAAGCTTCCTGAAAAGATTGCGGACTTTGCCTTCAAGGGTCTTGGATCTAGCACGGCACGAACTGCCTCTGCTGCTGCTGCAGAAGACGCAGATGATGAGGAGGCTGCAGATGATGCTGATAATGAAGTAGATGATGATGCAGCATTCCGTGCTCCTCCTCAAGCACAGCAGAAAGCTTCTGTAGTTACTGCTATGATGCCACAAGCACGGGCTCCTGCTCCTGCTCCTGCCCCTGCTCCTACTCCTACTCCTGCCCCTATGGCTACTACAGTTGATGATGAAGAGGGTGATGATGTAGAGCCTGTACCTGCTCCTAAGAAGACGATTGTCAAGAAGAAGATTGTCACTAAGAAGTAATAGACTTTTAGGAAAAGTCCCCAAAAGACTATTAAATGGACTTTTAGGAAAAGTCCCCAAAAGACTATTAAATGGACTATTAGGAAAAGTCCCCAAAAGAAAATATATTATTTTTGTTAGATATTCTATGTGGTTACAAACTGAACACCTTTGCCATCTGCGCAAGTAAATACTGAATGTGGAACACCAACATTCACCGTTGCCATTTGTAACTGTATAACTGATAGAGGAATTACAGGAGGAATATAAGGCTGAAATGGTTCATATCTCAGTTGTCTAACTTGTAAAAGTTGCCCATATATTGTATTCGCAATCATTGTACTATTATTAATTGTACTTTGAACTGTACTATTAACCAGTGCTGCTTGATTACATACTAATTGTTGTTGTAATCCATATAGTAAAAGGGAGCGCTCTGATGTTCTAGTACTATTATTTGTAACAGGCGTTAAAGATGAAATTGATGATAGAAATTCATTTGTAGTACATACAACAGGATTACAGCAATTTTCTACAGGGCCAGGTGGTTTATATGAATAACAAAAACGAGATTTATTTGTATAACTATTTATAGTTGAATACACATTGTTACAACTCATACTAAAAATAGGTTATATTTTTGTTTTAAGCTGAAAGCTCCATATAATTAATTTTCATTATCTGAATCAGGAATATCAGTAATGATTGAATCCGTATCTGGGTTCCATCGCCCAATATAAGCCCCAATACCCTTTTCCTTAATTTTCTTATACAGTTTATTTTTCGCACTATCTCTAAAGTATGTTGCCTGTCCAACTTCAAATACTGCCAGTTTTACATACTCAATCTTATATCCGTCAATATCAACCTCCTCCAATTTAGTCTCAATATGAGTTGGAAGAGATACTTCTTTATGAACTAACTGAGGTGTAGAACCTATTAGTGAACTGTAAGGCGTGTCAACTGCTTTTTTACGTTGCATACTCTTCTTAGGTTCGGAAGCAATAACTTCTGTTGTGGCCATAGAAGGATCGAGTGCTACTTTTGGCTTTCGAGTACGTTTAACAGGCTTAGCTTCTTGTTCTTCACTTAGTATATCATTTGATGAAGATGTTACTTGTGCTACTTGTGCAACCTTAGGTTTTCTACTACGCTTTACAGGTTCTACTGGTGTAATTCCATCTTCACTAACAACCTTTTTAGCCCTAGGCATTTCTTGTGAGAGAGATTGTTTTTTAGCTTTAGATAACTCATCGTAATCAGGCTGTTCAATAATAAAATCCCCATGAGCCTCTTTTTGGTAAGCTAAAGCAAATTCAATAATTTCAGAGGGCGGAGGGCTCCATTTTTTGGCCGCCCCATAGTACCATTTTCCTCCGAAGATGTGTGAATTATCAGGAATAGGTTCATTAACGTTACCGTGATTAAATTTTCGAGATGTTTGAAGTTTAGTATCAGATTTTTCTGCACATTTGGCACAACAGTCCATATTTTTAAGACAGGGGCGATTACAGCGAAATTCTAAATAGAACTTGTGATGGCCATCGCCGAATTGTTGAGCATATGTGTCATCAGTATATCTTGAAATACAAAGCATATTATGACTTGGAATACATCTCCTATTTCACAAAATTATAATTCAAATTTTTTATACTTTAGAGAGCACACTTTGCTTACACTTATCATAACTTATATGATTTTTAAAAGCATAATATGGGAAAAAATTGAAACATATGATGGCGATATGTTGAGTTGCGCCGCATTCCAAGCCCCATACAATGAATATTCCCATCGATATTCCCAGACGTATTAACCCTGAAATCCAAGACCCTATCAGTAAAAGTGTTATATACTCATTTACTAATAAAGATTCTCATATCAACAATGTAGGACATATTCTGTACCAGTTCCCTTATTCAAAGAATACATACTGGACTAACTTCAAATATAGTTGCTACAATAATATAGGCCAACCAATTCTTTTAGAAATTGGTCTTGAAATTGAAACAAGTGATGGGTATAAGTATTGTGTTCAAGCACTAGAGGAACGAGAGGATAATAAGTGGTATGAGACTAACTGGCCATTTCCCTCCGTCAAAACTGCTGAAAATAAAGCAGGACTTTACTTCAAAGTTAAACCACCTTCAAATGAGATAATATATAGTATTAATATTTCACTTCTAGGATTTATGGACCTCTTTCCTAAAGTAGATAATTATCTTCTGCTCTCTTCACTTGATTTGTATCAATTTATATTCTCAAACTTTGAGAATATAAATCTATCTACAGCTTCAATCTATAATATAGAGGATTACGATTATACTCCTACGATTGTAAATAATGCGTGTGGGATTCGACTTATCAAACGGTATTAGGGATTCTAAAAATTTAGAAATCAAAATAAATCTAATATTTTTAGTATCTGAGTATAAACATTTTTAATAGATACTAAATAGCAAATGTCCTCAAAGGATTACTTTAGACCAAGAGGTGATATAACAACCGTTTTGGACCTTACGGACCGAGACGCACAGGATAATACATATTTTCCATTAGATACAAATGAAACTTTCTTCCATCGCGGAGACCACAAAACCGTCTATCCATCTTCAGTAAGCGTTCAAGAATTTACTCAACGTGGTCCAGCCGATTGGGGCCAAAAATTCAGTTTTGAAATTGGTGCTCTACCCGCTGGAGATTTATTACAAGCAGTTATTCTTCAAGTTAAACTTGGTAGCTGGTACAATGGCAATATTATTAAACGTTTAGCAAATGGCGAAATTCAAGCAAATACTACTACCAATCCTTCCGCTTATTGGACATATATGAATAGTCTTGGAACAGCCATTATCGAGTATGCCGACTTTATAGTGAATGACCAAACTGTCGAAAGAATTACTGGTGAATTTATTCGCACATTCTTTAATGTATACGCCGATATCAATAATCTAATAGGTATTGCTACTGATGCTATTGGAACTGTTCCAGTTCAGTATCTAAGCACTAATCAAATAAATCCACCCGCTACACCAACATATGTCTCTCAAACAGAATTTAATCCTAATAGACCCTACCCAACTGAAGATGGTACTATCTTTTGTATTCTACCTTTTTTCTTTATTCGTACTCGTCTAAAGGAACTTTTTCCACTTTTGAGTTGTAATGAGGGCGCGGTTCGAGTAGATATCAAGCTAAGACCATTCGATCAGGTGGTACGAAACTATATAGGATACAGAGAGAATTGTACTCAGACATCGCTAAATGAAACCGTTCTGTTTAATAGTGGTGGTATTCAGAATGCTGTTACAACACAAACTGCTAAATGTGCACCAGAATTTAGAGACTTTCGTATTCTTACTGTATGCCCATTGATAACTGGTTCTTTGAGAGAGAAATATTTACATCGACCCTTTGAACAAATGGTAAAGTTGGTACAGATATTTAACTTTGAAGAACCTCTTAAATATATTGTGAGCAAACCGAATGCCAATACAGATACAGTTGAAATTCAATTACCACTGGAATTAAATCATCCAGTTACTGAGTTACTATGGGTATTTAGGCGTAAGGCTGTTCTTGTGAATAATGAATGGACTAATTTTACGCCTGCTATTGGTTTAGAGACGGATCCAACAAAAATATATCCTCCTTGGTTAGATTGGGCATCGATTCGAATTAATGGTTCAGAATTAATTTCAGCAGATGGCAATTGGTTTAGAGAACATATCGCTTCAAAACATAGGGGCGGTCTAATATCATATAACGCCTATACATATGGTTATTCATTTGCCAGATATCCTGATGAACATCAGCCTACAGGTACTGCTAATATGAGTAGAGCAACATCTGTAACACTTAACTTAAGAGTAAATCAGCCAATTACAACCGATTTAAGTGCTTTAAATCCTCCTTGTATATTTGATTCAGTAACGGTAGGTGGATGGGAAGTATTTGTGTATGCGATTCATTATAACTGGTTACGTTTTGAAAATGGAATCTGTAATAGAATGTTTAGCGACTAAAAGGGACTTTTTATAAAAAAGTTCGACAAAAAGGGGTGAAAAGTTCGACAAATAGGCTTAATTACAAAACACTACTAATATTAAGCAAAATGGAATCATTGTGATCGGCAAAATACCACTTGATTATATCATCTTTAGCATATATTTCAATAATATTCCATACATTAGTTTCCCAAGTTAGTTTGTATTGAGGAATATTACAGAAATCAGATAGAACGTTTTTTGAGTGATTATAGAATGCTTCGATATATTTTCTTGGAATAACAAACACTCCACCACAAAATCTCCAATTAACGTGATCGACTGAGAACGCCTGCCCTTTTGACCAACATCCTGGCATCATAATCTTATCAAACGTCTTTTCATTAATATCTTTTAACTTATTAATGAAACGTTCTGGATTTTTAGATATCTTAAGTATTCCAAAATCAACCCATACAAAAGTATCATCTGTTGAAATCTCGGATGCCTTTAAAATAAATTCAATCTTAGTATTCATAATTGCTAAGAATTCCTTTGTATCTTTTATAGCCGTTCTACTACTTGGTAGTTCTCCATTATATTTCATAGCAATTGAATATAGTTCAAATGTTTCAAGTGGAACACCGATTACTTTTACAGATGGCGGGAAGATTCTAAACTTTTTAACAAGACTTGGGTCAGTAAAAACAATAATAGGAACACCACTAGATGCTAAGTCATAGAATAGATATATATACTCCATAAATTTTTCAGGTTTTCCATAAATATCATAATAGCTTGTTACTAACATTTTATTTCTATATTGGACTTCTCCTTTATATTATCAAATTATTTGTGGTCTTATACCTTGTGGTCTTATGCCCTCTGGTCTTATGCCCTCTGGTCTTATGCCCTCTGGTCTTATGCCCTCTGGTCTTATGCCCTGTGGTCTTAAAGACGCATTATATAAATACCTAGTAATAAGTAAGGATGGTAGCAAGTCTTCTAAAAGTAATTTCATCTGGAATTCAAGATGAACGCTTAACTTTTAAGCATACATTATTCCCATTTAAAAAGATTTGGATTAAGGCTGGAAGATTTACCACACAGTGGGGTCGCCTAGACTTTGAAAACACCCCCACATTTGGAAATACGGCTTACTTTCGTATTTTAAGAAAAGGTCACCTCGTAACCCGTCTATTTTTGGTGGCACAGATGCCCGACATCTATTCTACTCAAAAAGCCGCTGAAGATGCTCAACCATTTTCTACAATTTATCCAAAGTTTGGCTGGACTAATTCTCTAGGTCACGCTCTAGTTGAACAATTAACACTTGATATTGCTGCCGCTCGTGTTGAAACTATTGATAGCCGACTTCTAGAGATTCTTGATGAGTTTAATACACCCTTAGAGAAAGTACCAATTGTAAATGAGCTTATAAAGCGAAAGGATCACGGATTCACACAACAGAGTTTCGGTTGGCCGCCAACACCTGTTCAGTTAACACCACCGCTGCCATATAATGAAACAGTTGTTGTTCCACTTCCATTCTGGTTTACACGGGGAGATTTTGGTTGCGCATTACCGATTGATGCAATTCCAATGGATGAAGTTCGCGTTGGAATAACATTTAGAAATCTTAATGGCTGTTACTATACAGATACACACGTTCTAAATACATCATTGGAACCAGGTACGTCATTATGGACTCTTCCAGGAAGTAATTTTTATACATCGGATCCTGTTACAAATCCAGGGCAGCCTCCTATATTAAATGCGAATGGTATTCCTATTCAGATGCCAATTAATTTACAGCTTGGTGAATGTTATATTTTAGCTGAATATGTCTATTTAGATCAAAACGAGGCAAACAGATTCCGTCTAGCAGATTTACAAATGCCAGTTGTTCAGCATTACGCAATGAACCCTTTTCAGACTCGCAGCTTACCAACTGCCAGAATCAGATTAGATATTCCAAATCCAACTCGTGACATCTTTTTTATGCTAAATCGCCAAGAAGCTCCTAGATACAATGCATACTTTTTAGGAACACGTGACCTAACAGGTAATGTAAATACTTTACCTGATGGTACAAAGACGCCTTGGTGGCCAGACGCATTAGGATTATATGCACAGAGTCCATCATCATTCTTACGTCCAGGTTTCTCACTTAGTGATTCAGAGCCATTATTAGCATATGAACTAGATTATGAGGGAAACCTTGTAAGATTCAGAACACAGGGTCCAGCGCTTTTCAGATCAGTAATTCCATCATATGAACAGCGCAAAACACCCTGGGTTAATCGCTATTATTATAATTTACCACTCGCAATTCAGAATGGATTTACACCATTTTCGCGTCCACAAGGTGAAGCAAACCTTGATAAGATTGTAAATAGAGATTTGGTTCTACAATTAAGACCTGTCAGGGGTAATATTGGTGGTACAGTTGTACCGAGTTATGTGGTACATATATACGCGGCGACTTATAACATTTTACGCGTATATGGTGGGCGCGCAGGAATGATGTTTGCCTATTAAAGCACTTTTTCTAAAAAAGTGCGTGAAAATATATTTTGTGTATATTAAAGCCAGTGTTGTCTAATTTTTTTATTAATAGCAACAAAGGAGCAACCATAAGTAATTAAATCAATAGAAGCTTCAAAGATATTTGTGGCCTTCTTTTGAATTTTAAACGGATCTATACAATTATCTTTAATTCCTTCAGTTGAATCATAACGCCATTGATTTAGATAAGGAGCATATTTAGCAAAATAAACAAGATGGTTTGGATAATTTGTATCAATATATGCAGGAGCTTTATATGTAATAGTATCTTCAACAATATATAATCCATTGTCATTCATTAAAGGGAATAATTGTTCAAATGAAAGGATGACATCTTTATTAGTATGTGAGGCATCATCAAGAATAATATCAAATCCGCCATATTTATCATTAAGATATTTAATGAATACTGGATTAGTTGCATCACCAATTTCAATAAAAATGGATTTATCAGGATTTTCATATCTTTTACAATCTGGATTAATATCAACACCTACAATCTTAGTAGAATTAGAAAACGCATCTCTCCAGATTTTTACTGACTCACCAGTATATACACCTAGTTCTAAGAAGGATATGGGTTTATCTCTATAATCTTGCATTAAATTATCATATTGCCGACAATAATTATGAAAACTGCTATTTTTATCTGAATTATATCTATCAAAAATTGTGACAAGATTGTCCATATCTAATATAAAGATAAATATATCTTTAAATTATACGAGATTTGGATATAAAGAAAAATTGAAATCCCATTACAGCAAAAATGATGACTGTATTATCCAAAGATAAATACACACAAAAGATACAATTAGAAATGCTGTTAAACTTGATTTTGCACTATAACACATTTATTATTAATAAGAAAAATATATTAACCTAGAATGCTTTCTTAACCTTAAAATTTAGTCCAGCTGCTTTATTGTTATATTTAGGAAGTTCAACTTCCGCTATACGACCATATTCTCTAAAGTCAATATTGCCATCCCAAGAGCCCTCACTCGAAACCCATTCACTAATTTTTGTTTTGAGCTCTTGAAATCCTGCTGATAGTTCTTTGACACCATTGTCGCGGAGTTGCTTAAGAATATTAACACCCTCCTTTACTCGGTCTTCCTTGGTTTTAATTGCCTTTACCATTCTGACTATTCATTGAAAATAATTTTAGGCTCTTAAATTCTTTTTTATTATTAATGAGTTTTGTTGAGTGTCCGCACTGTAAATGCCAAGTTGAAATTCTGGAAATAAATTGTGCTATTTTTCGTCACGGTGTTTTAAAATCCAATGGGCAACAAATGAATCCACATACTCCAAAGTCCGAATGTGATAGATTAGCAGAAATGGGAGAAATTTATGGTTGTGGAAAACCATTCAGAGTCACAAAAAATAATGATGGAATTCAGGCGGAGATATGTGACTATATTTAGAGTCGTACACAAAAGACTTGACAATGCCATAGCTCAGGAATTGATGGTTTAGGATTTTTATACCAAGCAAAATCGAATTTATCAGTCATCAACATACTTTCAATTGTATCCTTAATAATAGTATTAATCATAGACTCATTAAACTCATTAGAGTAATCATATAAAGAATTCCACAGAATATAATGATTAACTTCTAGGGGCAGATCATAAGGGAATAGGGATTTTTGGAAGTTCCATTCTGATTTTTTGACTTCATTTTGTATATAATACTGTTCATCTTTAACATTGACTGTATATTTGAAGTGAGTATCAAGAATGAAGTCTTGGAAACTTGCCCAATTAAGAAGAACATACTCACTAAATATGCGCTTATCTTCTAAGACTTTTGGATTCGGTCGAATCATATTTTCATCAGGAATCCATTTATAATACTTATGAAGTTCATTAAGATCTTGGATATCAGAACTGATTTTATTGCGAAGTAAGTGTAGCATTCCTATCGTTAGAAATAAATAAAATAAAATATTTATATCAAATTTTTAAAGATGAGCTAACAAATTTTGATATAAATATTATGGAATATATTTGTGCATAGCAAATTATGTGATATATTACAAGGGTACAAACTTCAAGTTGCCAAACGGCATAGTAATTAAACCAGGTTCATTATCATTTTGAGAGAAAACAAAATATATTTTTCCATCGCGGATATGCATTCCTAGACAGTATTCGATAGCGTGTTTTCTAAAAACAAACGGAAGAGAATATTGTTCAGGCTTCATTGTTTCACGATTAAATTGTACTAAAGAATGGTAATATACACGAGGCGTACTATACTTAACAAAGTGTACTACAGCCCAAAGCTTACTATCATATTCGCAAATAGTAGAGGAACCACGGAATCGACTAAAAATGCGCGGAGTATCAAACTTGGTATGAATTGTTAACTTATTATCAGTCACTGAACCAATCTCCATAGGATGCCATCCATAAATGAAGTTCATCCTATCCTTCGCAGCCTCGGTAGTTGTAAGGGAAGTTTCAGGAACAAATATCCAATTCTTTTCACAATCAGACGGTTTAGGTGGCCGAATAACATTTATATTCTTCATCATATGTTCATCAGGATTGTATTCACCAGTTGCAATAACAATCTTTCCATCATCTGTCAAATTCTTAGAAGAAGCTGTGAAGTGAATTTTATCCTTGAAAGAAAATAATCGAACATCTTCAAGTCCTTCAATGTTACTAGGATAGAGCACAGTGGGCTCTTCTTTCATCATAGTAACATTTTCAACTGGATAGTAGGAGCTATTTAGATATGTCATACCATTTTTAGTTTTAACATTGCCATCAGAGGAACGCATATGATATTGGCCGCGGCTATCAATAGAATAATTCACATAGCGTGTATTCATTAACATACGACCCTTATAAGGGACAATAGAACAAGAAGAAACCTGATATTCGTCTTGATGAGGGAAGAAGAGTTTACTATATTCGCCTTTATATATGTGGCTCTCAAGGGGTTCAATATAGTAGTGAATATTATCCCATACATTATCTATGTGAATTATTCTGGTATTAATATATTTTACCATATCAACAAGACAATCTTGTTTTGTTTTAGCAGGAACGTAGCAGGAGAGAATAGTATTTTCATACTCAAATAGACCATTATACACATCGGGTTCAATAAAAAGAACATCATCTTTGGGGTAAGGAATATCTTTCCCTTTGAGATAGTAGTGATAGGCTTTGTAGTGTTCGTATTTATCTTTGAAGTATCGTGTGAGATTATAGAGTGGTTCTGCGCGGTGAGGGTGGAATTTAAATGCTCTAAGCATCCAGGATTCAAACTTTTCAGGTTGATTGAGCATTTCATAGCATTTAGCAATTTGGTAGTGTGAGTACCAGACTTCTTCAAACCATCCACCAATTTTAATTCGCTTTTTATAGTGTTGAATGGCTTCTTTGGTTTTACCACTGTCTTTGTAGCTTTGTGCTAAGTAAAAATGTGTGCGACCATTGTTTGGTTCGGTCTTTAAGTCCTCTGTAAGGAGTTGAACATCGCGTTCAAACTTATCTGCTTTACATCCACCATCATTTACATCATCAATATAGAAGACTTCAAAGGGAATCTTATCAGTCGGATCACCACTCCAATATTCGTGAGTAGAGCCAACACATTTCCAATCATAGGAGCACCGCATAAATCTATTATTAAAATACTTTAGTGCCGAATTTTGCTGAATCACATTATATCCAGGAACCGTTAGTTTATAATCCTTAAATGCGGGTGACGGCTTAATAATCATATCCGCATCCACCGCCATCGCATACGTATTATTCGCATCCCAACCTAATTCCTTACAGAGTTCTTGCGCTTTTTGAAATGATACTGTGCGATTGTATCCAAAATTTTTAAAGGGTTTGACTGATACTTTGAAGGGTTTACCTGAAGCCTTGAGAAATGTGTTACAGACTTCAACTGTGTTATCAGTAGAGCCAGTATCCAGAATAGATACTGCGTCAATGTGCTCTAGTGCGCGCCCAATACAACGTTCTATAATCTTAGATTCATTTTTAATCATAAGATTAAGAATAATTTTGTTGTGGTTATGTGCCATTTTAATTTAAATTAAGCACATTCTATTTAAGTTATTTTTAGGTTATTTTAAATTACATCATAAAAAAATTGAAATTAGATTTCATAATTAAAATATTGTGAGTATATATTTATAATGGTCCGAATTACTCAAGATAACTCCAAGTCATATATTGGACATATTATTCAATATAATAGTAGAGGCGAACTAAAATATGCTATAATCAAAAAAGTATCATATACTGGAAAAACTTTGTACATTCAGCCTGTAGAACCAAATCCAGTTAGTTTATTTAAAGAAGTTAATACGAACGACCTTAATAATAATCTAGAAATTGTTAGTAGAAAAGTTTATTTAAAGATTTAAATTATGCTACCAAAATCTTAGTAAAATATGCCCAGAAACCCAGACCAACAAAGCATTTCGCAGTTACATCAAGAATATTATACATTATATTTTTGTTTTCTTCGTCTACCAAGTAGACAAAGCCATATAGTCCCCATATTACTAGATAAATACCGAATAGTACAAAGTTGAATGTATTAGATGACCCTTTAACAAACGTGAAATATATAAGAGCAAATAGCGCTGCAAAGAATGCAAACCCACCTACACATCCTGCAGTCTTTGATATAGTTCCCTTATCTCCCAAATACCCAGTATATAACATACCAAAATTGAGTAAAACAGCACTTACATAGGTACCAACGTGAATAGATTGTTTATTGTTATAAGAGAGCGCGAGCATAAGTGCGAGAATCATAAGTGGTGTTGTAATAAACCAATCAGTGTATCGAGTCTCATTAATCTCTTTGTAATCAATAACACCGCCATTAGCCGTAGTAACCTTATTAACGAATTGTGAGTAGAAATATCCAGCAATAATAGAAATACACGTTTCTAAGTTCATAATGTGACGAATCATTGGATTTTTTGTAGCCAATGCTTCAATAAAGGTAATCGTACCAGTAGTAATTAGTAGGACATATGTAAAGTAGAAACTAAACTTAACAAAGTCAAACTTTGTAGAAACTATTTTATTATTTTCTACAGCTTTTAATTGTGTGGCTGGTTTTTGGGGTGATTCCATTCTAACAAAAATAAAGTTTTTAATTTTGCTAAACTGTTTCGTTAATCTGATTTTTAATATCAACTGGTGCTACTGCCGTTTCTACCATTTCTGCTATTTCTGCTATTTCTACCGTTTCTGCTATTTCTGCTATTTCTGCAGCTATTGTCGTTATTTCATCTGTTGCTGGTATTATTGTAATTGATATATTGGGCGTTAATGTAGTAATAGGGGGCTTAACAATACGAGGTTTAGCCGTAGTAACCTCAGTTCTACGATGCATCATAATTCCCATTGTTATTATTAATGATCCAAATATGGATAAAACACCTCCAATTATACACCCTTGTATATCTCTCGTTGTACCTATAACGAGTATAGTTATGGAAATAGTAAATAGAAGAATTATTATAATACAGCGCATTGGTATCATATTATGTACATTTTAAAATTGTAAAATACATAATCAAATTTAGGATACGATTTGCGGATGATAAAAGGGGTCGATAATATGTTGCCCAAGCTGAATATCAAGATTTTCTGAACTGCGAATACAATTCATAACCGCTGTAAAGTCATTCAGTCTCTCCTCTCGAGAAAGCGCAACCTGTTCCATATATTGGTTATAATAATGATAAAACTCTACAACAAATTTATCATTATGTTCAGTATTACGTAGAATTAGATTGTGAAATTGATGACGACTATCGTGAAAATAGAATGATATCTTGGCAATAATTCCTCGACCATATTGATTAACAATATTCAATAGTTCTTGAATATTTTCAATTGGTTCATTTATGATTTGTCCTGTATTAAGACGAACTTGGAAGGTATTTATTTGTAATGCGGGGCTATTATTTATGTGAGACATTTGTGATTCACTATTTATATACATCGATTTTAATTTTTATCGTTGACCACAAGGACCACATCCAGATTGGACAGTTCCACAAGGACCACATCCAGATTGGACAGTTCCACAAGGACCACAAGCGGTTTGAGAAGTTCCACAAGGACCACAAGCGGTTTGAGAAGTTCCACAAGGACCACAAGCGGTTTGAGAAGTTCCACAAGGACCACAAGGTTCGCATCCTGTTCGACAAAATGTACCAGGGGGAAATAATGGCTGTGGTATAGGTACTACTGTCGGCCCACACGGTCCGTGACAAACCTCAGTTGGTGTCAAATATAACATAGACGGAGGAGGACAAGTCCTATAAGATGGTAATTTTACAAAGCAATCACTATTATAAATATTAACCTTATCTGAATAATATGATATAAGTCGTGGTATAGAACAACTCATCTTAAATAGTAATAAGATTTATAAAGTTGTTATAGCCCGGATTCTAATAATATAGCAAACAATTAGGATGACAATACTTTTAATATTGTTAATTTTATTATTCATTTTAATAATATTAAATCTATACGCATCAATCCCTTATGAGGGATTTCAAACATCAGTGCCATTAAATCCAGATACGATACAAGCTTATAATAGTTTTTTAGCATTTTATAATCCGTTTTGTGCAAACTGGCAGAAAGCAATAGTTAGTTCAATTGCTATAGATACTCCACAAGAACCCCTTACAAGTCCATCTCAAGTTGGAACAAGTACTGCCACAACACCATCTGATTCAGATATGAATACATATATTACACAACTATCCCAACAACTCGGACAACCCCTCCCTCCAGTATGTGTATCACTCCCATCCACTGTTGATAGTACAACTATTGCGCAAATAATTCCTATGATACCTACGGATACAACCCCATATATAAATGCTTTAAATTGGATGAATACGCAATTAGAGAAGGCGCAGTCTAATCTGGGGAGCGCATTACAGGGTGGTTCAGAAGGATTTGACGATATATCTTCAATGTGTCAAAATATATCACAATGTTTAGCTAATAATCCCCAATTAGCCCAGCAAATAGCAGAAGAATTAAATGCGCAAAGTGCACAAACCGTAGCTCAACAAGAGCAGCAATTGATGGCATTATTAACGCCATTTATGTCAACACAGACATTAACTGATGCACTTGGACAAAATACAGTATTAGTACAGAAGGCTCAGGATATTCAGAATCAGGCACAGAGTGGAGAATTAGTAAATCAGATAAATGTACCTGGGGGTAATTCACAAACTACATATTCAATGCCAGACGGATCAGATAATTTAAAGCAAATTCAACAGGATAATCCTGACAGATATAATGAATTGAAAAAGAATTATGGTGCCTGGGTGGCAATTAAAGGACTTATGGATCAGATAAACGCTACTTTATAAAGGGGCGAGTTGATTTAATTGTATGGCGATATCTATTCTGTCGATTCTGTCTATTCTGTTCAGTATTGCGTTTTGATTGATTTGTTAGAAGTTTTTTGAGTTCTACCCTCTTCTGAGTTATACGTTTAACTTTGGCACGGATAAGAGATGGCAAAGAGGTTTGATGACCATAGCATTTAATAGATATGAATGGGAATACAAATGCATCATCTTTTTCACGAGCTTTTACACTTGTCTGTACAAGTTTATTGGCAAGACACTCCATAGAACCCATATCAAAGAATTTAGAATCAAATAACCCTAAACTAAAGTATAAAGTAATTAGAGTATCCATAGATGCTATTCTCATTATTTTACCATTGCTGATTGGAATATTAAAATATGAATGGCAGGCAGTTTGGTCAATAATAAATACGAGTGATTTATTGCCTTGAGATATAACTTTCATAGAAGGGATTAAATCTACACCGTGTGAAGAGTAGGACTTAATAGTTATAGGTGTTTTAGGTATCAATATAGCGGGTCCTTCCCCTTCTCTTTCTCTTTCACTATCACTTCCTAAACGCCCTCCACTATGTACTCCATATTTCTTAGGCTGACGAAGTAGGAAATTAAATTCCTCGCGTATTTTCTTGGCATCTGTATCAGCTTCAGAGGAAAAGAAGAGGATAGGTTTCTTGCTGGTTAGTATCCAGTTATTTTTCTGTTCGCCATATCTTAAGGCAGCTTCATAGAAATCTAAGAGGTCAGCACCCGCAAAAACACGTTTATTTTCAACAATAAAATCAATCGTAAATTGAACCTGTTCCTTATTAAGACCACCATTAAACATATTACGATTAATTTTACAGGGCTTACTCGGAACAAATTCATTAAATATTGATAGACGTTCATATACTTTCTCCCATCTACGCACTTCGCCACGGGGCCTACTTAACTCTAAGTACATTAACATACGAAGAGAGTTGGCATCTAAGTATGAAATACCATCTGTTCTGAATTCACGTTTGGATAGGATACGATATAGTTTAGGGTCAATGGTGGATATATCAGCAACTGGGGTATATTCAACATAGACTTTAACAGTACCTTCGTGCATTCCTTCTCTAACAGAAATCTCTGTGAAACCTGCATTCTTTAAGTCCTTTACGAGAACATTGATATCTACATCTTGATTTGGGGTGAAAAAGTCATAATCTGGAATCGAGAACTCGGGATCATAGAATTTATATTTAGCTGGTAAATGGGCATTTATAGCTTGCCCACCATAACACAATCTATGCTTCTTTCTTAAGAAATCCTCAACAACATCAATCGCACGTATTATATTATCATCGTGCGCTGAAGCATAATCTACTTTGGCCTGAGCAAGCTCGGAAGCCTGTTTTATTATATCAATCTGCTTCTGAAATCTTTTCTTATCGAAAAAATCAGAATCAATATGGGTCTGTTCTATATCTGATTCCATTATCCCTATTATTATACAACACTATTCAAACCTGAAAATAAACTCTCAGAATATAGTAAAATGTCGTACGTCCCAGGCGATAAATCAGAAGACCCACGAATTCATTTTGAAGCTGGTATGAAAGATCTTCTACGAGTTGATAAGGTTCGCCTAATAAATATCATCGGATCTGTACAATACGGTATATTATACTCTGTCGTATATTTTATAATTGGTGTAATACTTCATACTATATTTCCAGTATTTACTACGAAGATATCACTACTAAGTTTATTTGGATGGATATTATTACAATGTCTCGTAATTATACTTATAACATTTTATGTGCGAAAATTAATCGAAGCTATACCTGGTATCGCAACATTTTTTCCAACAGTCTTTAATGCTTCAGATTTAAGAGCAAAAGGATTTATTCCATATGGCGTCGATGAATTTAAAGGAGATATGGCGTCAAGTATTGTATTAATCGGCACACAATATAAATTACTAGAAAAGATTGCCTATCTAACTGAAGAGGTGGCAAAACTAATTTTTTAGGATACACTATTACACGCCCCAGCTGTCGCACAATAATTCGTTGTCTGAATTGCGTTTAGAGTCTGTGGACTAGTCCAAGTATTTCCTTCCTGTAAATTTTTAACCGCCATTCCATCATCCCCATTAAAAATAGCCGTACCTTGTTGCGTCTTAAAACCCTGGTTAATAGCTTCAACCTGCCTAGCATAACCCGTAAATATCATTTGTGCCTGACGTTTATTCGTAATAAGCGAGGCATTCATATTCGTTAAATTAGACGTACGAGGCTTAATGTAATTCGCAGCAAATGAATCCATAATGCTATATAAAGAATATATTATATATCACACTTAAAATATATAATGCCACTGAGGATCTTAGAATTAGGTAAACAATTTCGATCTAATACATCCATTGTATACCCGCCATTCAAGAATGGACGATATATGGAAGAATACTTTTATGATTATATAATGGCCCACAAAGACCAAATAGAGTCTAATTTAGTATATATTCCTGCCTTTTGGACAAATATACAAACTCATCCAAACTTTCAAGGGATGAAAGATAACTACAATGTTTTACTTAAAAGAGCATATAGCCTTATGCCTGAAGATACAAAATACTTTACAATTGTACAAGATGATTCAAGCGTACAATTAAATCTACCACCTAATACAACTATATATGGAGCGTGTAATGGCAATATCCCGCTACCACTGATTTATGAAGATATTACACATAAGTTAATAAATACACAAAGACCACCTGTAAGGCGTCAACTAGCATCATTTGTAGGAACACATACAACACACCCCTTAAGAATGGAATTATTTCGTGTACTTGGCAGAAAGAATGATATTAAATTTATCACAAAGGGTGATTGGACGAACGCTGTTCCAGTAAACTTAGCAGACATATTTATTAATTATACATTACAATCTAAATTCTGTCTGGCCCCTCGCGGCTATGGTCGCAGCTCATTCCGATTCTTTGAAGCAATGTTACTTGATTGCGTCCCCGTCTATTTTTGGGATGATATCGAATGGCTTCCATACAAAGATGTCCTTGATTATACTAAGTTTTCAGTATCTATACATCTCAACGATATCCCTAGAACTGTGGAGATACTTAAATCTATTTCTAACGAAAAATACTTAAGTATGCTTGAGGAACTAAAGAGGGTACGATATTATTTTACTTTAGAAGGAATGTCTGAATATATTTGTGCTAAAATTAAAAGTACTAATTAGAATGACTGTAAAGAGAAAAATATTAAAGAATGGGCAACAGCTATTTAGAGCAAATAAGACTAATTCTAGAAATAATACAGTCGCATCCACAAATTATAGGGGTGCTACATTTAAATACTTTACATTAACCAAAAATGAAGTTAGTGCGTATACTAAATACGAACTTATACAAAGACTTTGGAAATTACAGATAATTTAAATTTAATTGATATTTTAGATTATAAAACTAGACAGGAACTGGAAAGTGAATTTATAACAAATAATGAGAAAAAAGCTTTAAACACTGCGTTTCCAATTGAAAATAATACTGTATCACATAATTCAATCAATGTAAATACGGATAATATAGTTCTTAAAAGATTATGTGAATTAGGCTATGATGGTTATTATATGAAAACTATTAATGCCTTTCATTCTGAAGTAGGTCTTTGTTCACGTGCTTTATCTAAGTTAAAATTGGTTAAATCAGAAAAAGTTGTTATGCCAAATAGAGTTAATAAAACTAAAAAGAAACCGCGATACACAAATAATACTAATAGTTTCCCAAGAGGTTCATTATTTTAAGTCGATTTAAACAGTAGGAGCACGTAATAGGCCCTGATTAGCATTCGTACTTGGGTTTGGTTCAGCAGGAATGACAACGGGTGGTTTAATGTAACGCAATGGTTCAGGTTTAGGAATAAAACTATACGTCTTAAATGTATCATCCTTAAACATAAAATCACTCGCAATATTATCAAACATCATAATTGGTACACAATGAACACCAAATGTACTTGTAATCTTATTATAAGTATCTTTTGTGACAGGTGTAGATGGGTCTTGTGAAAAACAAATAGTCCAACGAAGTTTGGTAGCCTCTGCAACTTCATCAACCCTGTCTGGAGGAATAATCATAAAATCCTCTGCTGTTTCAAGAATACCAAACGGTGCCGCTCCACTATTTTCAGTTACACCAAGTTTAGTTTGTGTGTATAATAGACGTAAATTAGTTAAGAAATCTAAGTCCTCATTTGGAGAATATATCTGAGTATCACGGAAACCAGTTGTATTCGCATTGCTAAAAATCAATACCTTACCATTATATTCCTTAATATTATTCATAAGTAGACGCCCCTCCTGTTTTTGACGATAATATGTACCACCATCAAGTTCATTATTAAGAAGTCTGTTTTGGAAAGGGGCTAGTGCTTTAGCAACATTGGAGTAGTAGTCGAGGACGGTTTTGGATTTATATGATCCTGGGGGTTGACGAAGGAAGTATAGAACAATGACAACTGGATCAGTCGCATTTTGACAACTATCCGCAAATGCATAAAAGTTAATCTTCTCACATACATCACGAATATTTGAATACTGTGGTGAATTACAAATGGGACGATTGGAATTATATTTGATTCTCATTTTACCTTGAGCATCACGGACAACAATACGAGGGAAATATTGTATAGTCTCCCCTTTACATTCATCAAGATAGTCGATTTCAAGTACAAATGTGCGACAGCCAGCTTTTACCGAAGTTTGAACTGCTAAGTCAGGGTCCCAATAGCCCTCGTTCATAGGCCCAATATATCCAGTGTAACGACATCCCAACGAGTAGAAATTTACGAAACATTGTTCAGCCTCAGGCATAACATTTGTACTAAGTATATCTGTAACAGGTCTGCGAGCACTTGCTACTGGATTATATGTATCAGATAGCACTTGGACCTGGTTTTTATAATTTATTTCCAGTTTAGCATTACCTGTAGAGTCCTCCACATTTGTTTTAGTTATAGCATTATATGATAAAAGAGTAATTGCTGTAATAAGTGCTATAACTCCTAAATATGTAATAAGATTGGCAACCAAATTATCGGCAAATGGCCAATCATTAAGAAACATTTCTATTATGATTTTATAAGTTAATTTAAACTGATTTTATACAAACCGGAAATAAACAAATTATATTAGGTTAAAATCTAATGTATTAATATACTAATGAAAGATGCTCCTTAGAAATCTAAAAGAATGCGACAAAGACAAAATATTTGAGCTCGGTAAGAAAATCTTCCGAGAGGAGGATGAAATTCCGCTTTTTCAGAAAGCGTTATATCTGTGTGCGCCCGAATTATCATTTGTGGCCGTAGAAGATAAAAATATAGTAGGGTTTACACTTGCCTCTAAGAAAATGACAAGTATATATTATAAGTTTTTAGCACAAATTCCAGATTGTTATGAACTGGCATTTCTGGGTATATCACCAAAATGTCAGGGGCGCGGATTGGGTACACGATTGTTGAAAGAAACACTATTAGCAATTTTTCAAACATCGAATCAATTTACGTGCTGGCTTCTTGTTGATACCGATAATACTGGTGCGATCGGATTATATGAAAAGATAGGATTCCGACGTTGGGTAGAGACATCACCCTATATAACACCTGTTCCAGGCTATATAATGGGTATCAGTTATAAAAGATTTATTAAAAAAGAATGTAAGGAGTACAATACTTATAAAATAACTCCAATGCCTCCAATGCCAATGATTATGATATAAAATTGAACTACGGTTCGTGGTCGATACATTATTAAATATAAAACACTATTAAGAAAATGAAAGTATTTTATGTTGACGAAGTTGATGTACCATTGCGCACATATTATGTGAAAATGGATAATATGAATGTACCTGCTAACTTAAAGGGATATAAGTTGATACAGGCATTATCAACAGGGGATTTATTAGAAAGTGTAAAAAGGTATTATGGGCTGGATAATTGTCCTAATATAAGTGTTCAATTATGGTCTGCTCAAATGTACGGTGGTACTCGGTTAGATACAATGGATGAAATTCCTAAGAAATATGAATTTATATGGGTACGCGTATCCGTAATTAATAGGGGCTAAATATCTAATCATCTTCCTCTTGAAGAGCCTTTAGACGTTTAATTAATGTGGAGCAACACCTATCCCAAGTATATTCACTAATTTTTTCCTTAGCCAGTTTTCCGTGAAGTTTGCGTAGGTCTTCATCAAATACATAACGTTCCATAGCCTTCGCAACATCCTCTGTATCTACAATCTGAGCCTCACCTGTTACTGTATTATGCACCTGTGGAATATAATAGCGCATTTTAGGTTTAACCATAATAGAATTGTTATTATTACAATATTCAGTATATCCGCCAATTTCAGGTACAATCTGTGGAATACCAACGGACATTTGTTCAAATGAGCAAAGCCCCCATCCTTCTCCTTCAGCACAACTTACACCTACATCTGCACAATTATAAAGAAGATTAATATCATCATCCTTATAGCAAGTATTAGATGAAGTAATAAGAAGACGATTTCCAAATGTATCAGTTGTAGCACCTGCCAGTTTTAATTCGCGTGAGAAGATTTCGAATAATTGATATCCACCCTTATCACCCTTATCGGCCACTACAAGCATAAAAATTGGCTTCATAGGAAATCGCACAATTAGCTTAACAAAGGACATAACAAGAAGATCCAGTCGTTTACGAGGGGTATTACGATTCATAGAAGAAAAGAGAAATACATCTTTGGGTAATCCTAAACTCTGTCGAGCAAGATCTTTAGGAATTGGACGAACCATTTGTGTATTGATACCATGATTCATAACATCAACAGGTCGAGTAATTCCTTGAGATTTAATCTCCTCCTTCCAAAACTTAGTAAAACAGAAAATACGCTCGACATCGCGATTAAGAATATCAATTAGTGGCTGAGGTTGGCTTTTATAGTTAGAATCAACATACGCCCAGAGTCCAAAGAAACGATTTTGAATTGCTTTACGGATTTCTTCAATATATCCACAAATCACGGACAAATCATTATAAATTAATACAATATTAGGCTTTTCCGATGTGATAACACTTGGTAGTTCATTAAAAGCGAATCCCGCCATTTTCTGTTTTTCCATAGCTGTTCCATCAATTACTTTTACACCCGCTGGATATTTACGACCAAGGTCGCCATTTGCTAGCTTTTGAGTTCCAAAATGTACAAGACTAATCCAAGGCTGCGCTGCCAATTGTTGAAGAATATTAAAAGTTACCTTACTATATCCGTTTACTTGATTTATGTGTGTAGATACAATAAGAACTTTAATTTTTTTACCACCAGTTTCTGATACATTTGCAGGGCCAGCAACAGTATTTGTGGAAGGGGGTACAGAAGAGAATACGGTAGGAGACGGTTCAGGGGCGGCTGGATTAATAACCGAGTTTAATTGTTTAACAAAATCATCAATATTCATTTTGATAATACTACTATAATAGTATTTTATAAGGCTTTAGGTATTTTCTATCCGGCGTGTAAAAAATCAGAGTAATAGATAGAATGCCAGAAAATCAAACTCGTCGTAACAAGAACAAGAATAAAGACAAGATGGATGGCGGTGATAGAAACAAGAATAAGAATAAAGACAAGCTGTATGGTGGCGATAGAAATAAGAACAAAAACAAGGACAAGATGGACGGTGGCGATAGAAATAAGAACAAGAACAAGAACAAGTCGGTAGGCGGCCGCAAAACTCGTAAGGCTCCCTCTGAATGGAACAAGAAAGTTATGAAAATCTATTACGAGATGAAGGAAAAGAACCCCGCCACAAAGCTCGGTGATGCAATGAGACACGCCTCTGAGCTTAAAAAGAAAGGTAAGCTATAAAATAACACATTGTACTTAATATAAGTATATAGTTTATTATTTATTTATAATACTGCTATATAACTTTTCTATAAAAGGGCTTGACAGGCTGATTTAATTTCAGATTTCCATTTGGTCCAGGCTTTACAGAGTTTTATTTGATACTTTTCTCCCTCATCTGGATTATTTAAAAAGATTTGAATTACATTTGTGGCCTGTGTCCAGTTTTCTAATTCTAATAGACCGAGCTTAGATGAGATCTTATTCCAAAATAGTTCATCTCCTTCTTGACGAACGTAAATAGGGATAGTGCCAACTTCCAATGCTTCATATAATCTGAATGTTTCAATATTATTCCCCCTTAAAATTGGACAGAACTTGCTATCTATTAGTATAGAAAGATATTGATTTTGTTTTGACATATTTGATGCATTCCATTCATTAACAGTATGACAATTATGCGGTACAAATGAGTATAGCTGTTCTAATTTGGATTTTCTATCAAACCAACAATTTCCGTGAAAACTCCATACAAGCTTTCTGTCCAAAAATGCTGAATTATTTATGCCCTTATAATGATACCCAAGTGGCACTGTAATTATATGCGGTACTTCAGGAGTATCTGCTCGCAAATAGTTTCTAATTACACCCCTACAGTTCGGTAAATTATAAAAATCTATAGTATCCTTATCAAATTCATCGCTTAAATGGAGAACTTTAAATGTGATATTCTTAGGTAAATTACTAAAATATGTGTTAAAAGTATCTGAATGTGGTCTCTGAACTATAAACCACACGCCATCTTCAATAAACTCATTAAGGTTTTCCACCCTCTTTAAAGTATAATCTGAAAATATATCTGTAATCCAGTTATGCTCATAGATGGGCATTTCCATATCTGTTATATGATATAACGTAACAATATTACGTGTTTTATCTGCTGGCTGTATAATATCTATAACCTCTTTAGTTTGCATAGCAACCTTTATATCTTCTTCACTAAAGCATTCTGTATTATTACGAATATCACTATCAAATTGGGCAATTGTACCTGTATTATTAAATAGAGCATTTTTATATATAGGATCATCGTCCTGAAAACATTTAGTAATAAGAGGATTTGCCACATATGTTTTAAGATTTAATGAATGAAACCCTAAGAAGTGGTCAATAACATTGGGCATTTTATTTTCAGAATTCATTAAATGCTTGATTAATTTCTCTATAGCTTTACGTGAAATAATATAACTATACGTACAAAAATGGAATAATGGTAAAAGTGGTCCACCTGTAAATAGCTGATTAGGTTTAATTTTACCCCAGAAATCATTTATAGGCTCAATAGCACTATTAAGCGCAGGTCTATTTGGTGGCAATACTCCACCAATATATACTAATTCAGCATCGCTAGGAATTGTTTCAGCATACTTATCCCAAGTAGATAATTGTGATGGAATAAAACGTACATCATCTTCTAAAATTAAGAATAAGTTTCCTGTTTTTTGAGAGAGAATTTTTGTCCAAATGTTGATGTGACTTAGATTACATCCAATAACTGATTTTTTCCAGTTAAAATTATTATTTTTGAAAAGCGAATAGATATATGGTGTTAGTTTAAGAGTTCGCCCATTTACAGCAGATACTCTTTCAGCAATTGATGTAATAAAGGGCTCTTCCTTACACAAAGTGTCCCATCTATCTTTTCGAGTATCCAAGTTGACAATAAATACTTTATCGATACCTGTAAGATGAGTCGATGGCTTATTAATATTCGCAATAGAGAGTAGCTTCTGAGACATTTTAGAGATTTGTGCTAATGCATTAGTCTTTTTCTCTTGATTTAGAATGGGAGTAGAAGCAATTTTGGCACATAAATCAGGGTTTAATTCTAGTTTTTTAATGACCTCTAAGATTTGTTCTGGGTTATTAAACATAGATAGATTGACTATTGAGCCATTTACAAAATCAGTATTTGTATCTACATCTCCCCAATAAAGAGGAACACATCCTGCCATTTTAGCGTGAAGAACCTTTTCAGTAATGTATCCTGGGGCCTGTGAGTTTTCGAAACTGATTGAGAATTGTTGTTTTGAAAAGAACTGGTGTTTTGAGATATCGCCACATCCACCTCCTGCGTACTTCAAACTGAGTTGACCACCAATATTATTATAAAGCGCGCCACCTGAATTTACCTTCTTATAATCATTTATGGCTTTAAAGGTTTCATTTCTTAGGGAGCATACTGGGTTACTAACAACAAATCCGCAGAACTCAGTGCGTTCTTTAAATATTATGGGATGGGGTGTTATTGCGAAATGAATAGGGAGACGAATAGGATTATCTTCACATTTTTCAGGTAAAGTAGTTGTATTGGAATACCAATCAATATACATCATCCAAGTTGGTATGCGAATATGTGTATTATCTTCTTCGCGTGCTGATGTTATATATAGAGCAATTTGTGGATCATCTGGTTTTGGCCAATTTTCAGCACTAAAGTATATTTTAGGTATGGTATTAGGAACTGTTTTCCAAGTATGGCTATAGGGTCCAAAAATAAGAAGTTTGGGGTTGGAATCAGTTGTATAGTTAATTCCTGTAATATCTAGACTAAGTGATTTTGCTTCGTGGCGAAGAGAATCAATGATAAAATTATTATTATAGTTAAATCCAGGCCACATATCAGAAAATGCGACGACAATAGAATTTTTATTAGAAGTAGGAGCAACAGGAGGAGAACTTAAAGAAACACTGGCAACTGGAAGAGAACTTAAAGAACGACTAGCAACTGGAAGAGAACTTAAAGAAACACTGGCAACTGGAAGAGAACTTAAAGAACGACTAGCAACTGGAAGAGAACTTAAAGAAACACTGGCAACTGGAAGAGAACTTAAAGAAAGACTAGAGAATATTTGTTTCCAACCCTCTAAATTCTTCGCAATACTCCATCTTTCTAAAATAGAACTCCTAATACTATCTACAGAACCAATAAAATCAGTTATACCATTTGAACAAAATCTGGAAAAACAATCAGATATCCCTGAAATACTATTTCCAAAATAAAACATACTGTCAAGTGTAGGATGAACCCCCTTTAGAATTGGACTATTATGTATCACAGGAATACCTAACCAAAGAGCATTTAGAAGCCCAATACGAAACGGAGTAAATCGCGAATGAGATAACATAATAATATTCTCTGAAGAAAGCCACTCATAAAATGGATCTTTTGGAACAAACTTAATAGGAAGCTTACTAATCTCAATATTGTTAAGTACATTCTCTTTTAGAAATTTATTTTCAATAATTCTATCCATATTATGGCACTTATACTCAGCATTAAATGATTTATTATTATTATATAACTCTCTTACTGCTACAAGAGGAAGTATAGATGAACTAGAATTATTAATATTCTTTTCAGCAATATGAACTTCAAATGGTTTAGCACTATCATACTTTAGAGTATGTGACATATATGCACTAACGATAGTTTGTGACCAGATAAACGGAACTGTGCGAATAGGACAGGGAAAAAGAGTTTGAATTGAATCAAGAGTTTCTTTAGGATTTAGAATATCCCAACACCATATCTCAGATACACCATCAAAACTACGTGGTTTATATAGAGAATCAGGATAAACAGAATTATCCATTTCACTAAACTGTAAAAATTTACGCAGGAATATAATTGACTTTTTAGCTGCCCCCTTACGAACATATGGGTCAACAAATCCATCAATATCAATAAGATAATCTAGATCGGTTATTAGATATAGCGGAGTAAGATCCGCAAAATCAATCGCTGGTACTTTTTTAGATCCTGTATTTTTAGAATCAACCAGAACAACTTTATAGTCAAAGTTTTTAAATAATTCAAAAAGAATAACAGATGTTTGATTTGCTCCACTATAAAATAAATCAAGAGATGGATTATATGTGATTCCAATACGCAGCATTATATTAATCTCTAAAAGAGAATAATCTTTATACTAAATAAATTATGGAATTTGTATGCTTTGTATGCTTTATATGCTTTATATGGTCTATATGACCTATATGCTTTATAGAATTGTCTGCCATTCCGCCTGTATTTCTGGATTATGTACAGAATGTTTCCAAATAAGATTAGCAGAATGCGTCTTATAAATATTTAGATTAATTTTATGATCCTTTAGAGCTCTTAACATAGTATCAATTGCTTCATCCCACTTATTAATAGAGTAACTATAACCAAATTTATCCCAGCCCTCTGAATTATGTAGAATAGGATAGTTACAATAAAGCAGCTCCAAAGTCATATAATTAAAATCATTATTCCATTGATGCGTAATAAAACAAGACGAACGGTGATCTTTAAGAATATTATGAATACTTTTTCGCGCGTGTAAAACAATTCGATTACTATTATAGAGGCTCAAAGAAGGAAGAACAAAATTATAGGAGTTTGCTTGAAGTTTAAGTCGATCACCATTAATAATTTGTACCTTTCCACGCCACTCTGGGTGCTTTCTAAAGAATGCTTCCACTAAAAGTAACGAATAAAATGAGCATTTTTGAAAAGATATATTAGGATCCATAATAACGATATCCTGATCTCGCCAATCGTCTAACGGCGCCCATTCAATCGTTTCTTTCGTTCCATACTGAGTTATAAATTGCAGATCCCATACATAAGGAACTACACGACTATTTTTAATCTCAGTTCGATTAAGTAGCGCAGCATAGTCTAAATGTTGTTTGTAGTGTGGACTGGTCCATATTTCATCAATTTCACCAACTATGTGATGTATAAAAAATAGATCACTAAAGTTTTGAATACTTTCAATATCAATATTAAGAATGTTACCTAAATAAAGTTTAACAATTTTAGCACCAATTGAACGTAAATATGCTCGAGTTGTAGAATCAAGGCTCATTCCAATTTCGATAAATGTCTTGATGGGTATAGGATTACGAATAATTTCATTCGCAGTAATCGTTCTATAATTATTAATAAACGCCTTTTTCTCAGATTCGGGCATACCCGCGTACTGAAGCAAATATGATTTGTAACCCATACTTTCACAAAGGTCATAAAGAACTACGATATTTTGAGTAAGTCCATTACGAAAGAGTGTCTCATCATTAACATCATTTGTAGCGAAAATAACTACAGGTCGCTCAAGAGGTAGTGAAAGTGGCGTAATATTTGCATCCGACTTCTTATAAGCCGATAGGTCGGTACTACCTGGTAATGACATATGTGTTAAGCCTTGTAGCGTAGCGCCTTGTAGCGTAGCGCCTTGTAGCATAGCGCCTTGTAGCGTAGCGCCTTGTAGCGTAGCGCCTTGTAGCATACTGAGTAATAACTATGAATAATCTTTATATTATGATAAAATAGAGTATGGCATTACCACAATTCCCCTCAACAAGTTCAATACCTCCCGCCTGTTTTTATACAGCACAGGGATTAGCAGCATGGTTAAATCAGAATCCGCAATATAAAGAGAACTTTAGTGGTACAGGGGCGTTCCCGTTCTTGGTTTCAACTGGTACAGCACCATCAACTGCGGCGGCAATAGGTTACAATCCATATAATGTACCGCTGTTCTCTTATGTACAGCAATTATCACAAGGACAAGGTCTTAAATATAGTCAGCAGTTACAATTATTCCAAAAAGTATATGCATATAATTCAAATGCGTATGTAAATTATATATTATCTGGAACTGGGCCAGTATATTATAATTTTTTTAGTTATAAGGAGAAAAATGAATATAGTTCGGCGGTTCAATTAGTAAACAAATTATACCCATTTAAAGCAATGGCAGAAGCAACAAATTTAAACTGGCAAGTACCATTTCCAATTAATATGTGATGAGTTTATAATGGCTTTACTTAAGAGTGAAAAGATAGAGAAGTTGATTTAAATCTGTGATAATTTCATCACGAATGTTCATTAAATCTGTATCGGTTGGCTTTAGAGTTTTAGTTAATGGACCTTGTAAATACTTTACAGCAGCATTTACTAAACGAACTGCACCCGCTTCTGATAAATTGTGTAGGGTAATTGATGCATTTTTGCCAGCCACTTTTGGACGACCATATTTTCCAATATACACTTCAACATATGTGTCAATAGCAGTATCTAGATTCTCTAAAGTTTTATCAGTCGCAATATGTCTACTGTAAACGCGTGTCTGCCAATGATATAGTTTTATTTGATTGCGCAACTGTAAAAAGAAGTGAATCTGATCCGCTGACATTTATTTATACTTCTGAAATAAAATTGAAAAAAACTTTTTTAATTTTAAAGTCTACAAAAACAGCTTTTGGGCACTTTTGTTAAAAGTGTAAATGTGTAGCATTTGTAAAGATACACTCCAAGATTTCTCAATACAACACACAGAAGCTCTTTGCCCTCTCCGTAATAGTCGTTATTGTTCCTATTGTGCCCAGTACGGTCATCTTACCAAATCCTGCCCCGCTAAACCTAAACTAATGTTTCGTGAACCAGCCTATCTAGAACAACTAATCCCATATTCAGACCTTAAAGAATATAATATTTCATCAAAAACACCTATTAGATATAAGGAAGCGGAAGAACCGCAGCAATTGCTCGAGATTAAGGACGATGATAAAGTAATTGCGGCGTGGTTATCTGCACGCGCAATCAAAGTCCCAAAAGGACATACAAAGCGTCATACCTTAGAAGAATATGCTAAACTACAAAATAAACGGGTAGTATACATTCACTAAAATAAAGATATTTTTACTATGTAGAATGCCTGTAAAAGGAAAATATAGACGGCGTGGAACAAAATCAAGACCCCGTCGCATGCGTCGCAACAAAACTCATCGCAACAAAACTCATCGCAATCGAACAGGTCGTAATAGACAGCATCGTATGAGAGGTGGTAATTATGAAACAGATGTTACCACTCGTACCTTAGAAGGAACTGCTGTTAAGCCACTTCATAAAATGGTTGTGGCTGTACCAGGTTATGGTACAATGAGTGGATCAGCATATGTAAAGCTTATGGAGGATATCGGTCGCAATGGAAAAGATATATATGATTAAAAGAGTATTGAATTATAATAGAATTTCCAAAATAATTAATATAATATGATATTGTTATATTAATATTTATTATATTCCGGTCAAAAATATTATAAGCGTATTAAATACATGATAAGAAAAGGATAATAAAATAAATAGGTAGGATGTTGTCAACCCCTGTAGTTCATGGTCCATCACAGAGTCCAGAATATCCTGCGGCAGGATGGGATAATGGAGATGGTGAAAATATTCCAGCATTTTCATTAGATACACAAATAGCAGGCAGATATAAATCTACTGTGTCGAATATTTTATCGAAACATTGTGCGGAAGTAAAGGGCGCATCAGATGAGATTATTCAGCCTGTGTGTGTATCTAAGAAAAAGCTAAAAGAATTGATATCAAAACATAATAATGAAATATTTAGATTTATGGCAAAACCAGATAAAACGCCGCAAATTATAGGTATAGCAGAAACAATTTTTAGAAGATATGGTCACGAGATTCCAACTATGAAGGGGCATAATACATGTAGTATATTAAGAGATCTAAATCTAGACGTATCATTGGATGAAACTGTTGCAATATTCGACGAGGGTTTAAAGAAAAATAGAACAGTCGGCGGCGGCCTAGAGGAGTTTATGAAGCAAACACGATGGATATTTAATCAATACAAGAATATTGGCGAAGAAATTCTTCGTCTCGAGACAAATCTATACCAAAAAATAGACATACTTGATAAATTAAATAGTCGTACACCAATGATTACTAGCCTATCAAATAATGATATGCTTCCAGAATTAATTGATACATTTACAAAGTATGCTGATACAGTTTATAAATCAACCAATATCGAGGAGAATTATAAAGAATTAGTTGAGGAATATAAGAAATGGAATATTTGTCGCCAGATCATTTCATTTAATAGTAATTTTAGGAATGAAACAAATGACCCACAATGCGCCATATGTTTAACTGACCCAATAACAACTGCCATTGTACCGTGTGGTCATACATTTTGCAGCAATTGTGTTAAAAAACAAAATACTACATGTTATATTTGTAGAGGTACTGTAAGAGAGCGTCTTAAGCTTTTTTTTACATAGTTTATTCGATTAGAACTTGAAAATCATTTGGTCTTAGCGCAACTACTTTTAATGCGTCGATTTGTTCTTGATTAAGTTCAGTTACTTCACATACACGGTTAAATATACTTTCTGCGACTGAGAACCATAGTTCATATATAATGTTGTGTGCAATATTTTCAAGAGGTGTGTTCATTTATAAAGAGGATGCTGATAATCTTAAAATCAGAAATAATATATTTCAAATTTTAGGATATAATATATTGTGTGGCTAGGACCAGTCAATTATAATTTGCTTGTCTCTTATTATAATATCCATTTCAGGGAAAACCAACAAGAGTTCATTGCGTACTTTTTTTATATCACTATCATCCATTGTAATAATTTCATATACGAATGAATTACAACCCTCTTCGCAGAGTTGAATAATAGAATCAATAATTATTTTTAAATGTGCTTGGATAGTTGTAGCAATATTCTTCTTGCTACTAATGAAGGTATTATGGAATCGTGTTATAAGTGTATTTATATCCATTTTCAACCACCATCATTTTCCTCGGCCGCTAATATTTCAATTTTTCTTTACACACAAAAGGAATTTAAACTCGTGCTACTATATTATATTAAAGATGTCAGCAGCACCTGAAAACACTGAAGGTACAATTACCACTCCACAGGAAAACGAAATGTCAACACTAACACACTCTATCATTGAATGGCGACGTCTACGAGAACTATGCGATGATGCTAAGCAGGGCCTTCGCGAGAATAATAAAAAGATGAAGGCGTTGGAAGAGGTTATCCTTCGTGTAATGAAAAATCACAACATCGGCGCACTCGACCTTAAAAGTTCTGGCGGACGTGTTCTATATAAGAAACAAAAGCGTCAAGCTGGTCTCGGCCAAAAGAATATGGTAAAACTTATGACCGAGGGCCTCAAATCAGAGGAACAAGCAACGGCTCTAATGAAATATATTCAGGAACATCGCGAGGTCGTAACCAAGGAATCCATTGCGTATGAAAAAACGCAGTAGATACTAGAAAATGTTAAAAGATCTATGTCGTGCTGGCGTCGAAGGGATGTCAGATATGTCCGGTTCCACCACAGGTCGTCGTGAAATATATAAAGAATTAATTGCGTCATTACTATCCTTGATAATCGCTGTACTCATTGTTGCCTTTGTAGGTAAATGGCTATGGAATAACTCTGTAGTTGAATTATTCTCCTTTGCTCGTCCGGCCCGCTCAGTATGGCAGATAATCGCACTAATGCTTTTCGTGGCTTTAGTCAAATAAAGTAATTATGTCTAAATCTTTGAAAAATAATTAAACAATTATAAATAGTATGTGGTTATTATCAGCTTCAATCTTGCTATTTATTGTTGTGATTGGACTAATCGTCTATGCCAACTGGCCTGCCAGTGGTACAAGTTGTGGTGGTGGATGCGGTGGCTGCCCTTCTTGCCAACAGAGACCCTGCGACAGATGCCAGAAACCTAGAAGCCGCTGTGGCTGCCCTCCCCCATCTGGTGGATGCCCCTTCTGCTAAGCGCTTTTAGCAGATAAACTCATTATCATTCGTTTTGCGGACTTTTTCCTAAAAAGTCTATTTAATACTTAAAGAATTTCTGAATATGAAATATTTTAAGAATTATTATAAAATTTATTAATTTGTAATGTATTATACACTGCCATTCCAGCCTGCTGCACTCAAACCCCCATACTTATTGGTATAAGCGCGTAAATCCTTCAAGTCTTCAGGTTCATACGCACCCACATCACCCCCAGTTGAGCCCCCATTTTGTAAACTAAAATCAGTCTTCAAGCATCGACTTTTCGCAATATCATACACATCCTCCCAAGCCTTCTTATACAACGCTTCTAAGCTTGTAACACCCTGTTCTGTAAGTTGAGCTTCGGTACAAAGCTTTCTTAAGAGAACATTTCCACGATCACGCCAAGTTGCAAATATAATGTCCAAATCACGCGCAGGAATTGTCTGTGATAAGCACATCGCAGTTACTTCTGCTACATTTATGCGGTCGTGAGCGGTTTCGAATGCTTGGTAACGAGTAGCCTCAACGATTCCACTTGGTGACATTAAATCCTTTTTCAAGCATCCTAGTTTACTTAGAATTAGTTGGAATTCTCTGTAATCGGCTGAGCCTTCGGAAATGGCGGGATTAGCTTCAACACGGCTTAGTAATACGTCTAATATTTCAGAACCCTCTGGAAGAGTCCGGAGACAATCAGGGTGTCCAGAACCACGTGCTACACCACCAAAAAATCCCTCATCGACCCGTTTATATTTTGGCGTGAAGAACATAAAATATACTACTAAGCCAACAAGTACCGCGGCAAGAATCAGATTGAATATTAACGTATAAGGAACCTCGGATAAATCCATTCTCTATTATCTGAAATTATAATTTCTAAATATTCAGAACAAGATGAATTGTTTAATACCATAAGAATAGAATGAACGCTAGTGATATTGTTAATGCTAAGAAAAATCGGACATTGTTCCAAGCATATTATCGTCCAACTATATTTCCAGGCAAAACTACATCTACATTAAATATATGCCCTATAAGCTCTTTTAGTACAGGTACAACTACATATACTTCATCATCAACATTACAATATAATTATGTATGTGATACGCCATCTATTAGTTATGAGCTATCAAACGATGTAAATAGTGGTAAATATTTATGCGGATACCCATCTTGTTCGACTATAAGCGTTTGGAATACTGGACAGACTATTCCCGTTGGTGTATGTAACTGTAAAGTATCATTCTTAAATTGGAAGAATACCAATAGCACTATTATTTACAGTTATTCAACAATTAACTATTCATCTGTACAAACATTCTCAACAGTTACGATGACTGGTCCTGGCCCTGTAATTTGCCCCTTAGTTGATTTTTATCAAGGGACTAATTTTGATAATAGATGTAATACATGTAATTCTGCACTTTATGGGAATAATGTATGTAGTAATTGCTAGTTCCGGTTAGTAAATACTCTGTTTAATAACTTGTATGAGTTTAAAAAACAGCGTAAGGATAATCAATTAAATTAAATAGATGAATTCAAGTGATCTTCTTAGACTCAGACTTGGCTATTCTGGACAAGTATGTGGAAATACTCAGAGTATAATATTTAGACTATTATGAGGATTTATATCAAATACTCTTTTAATTTGTGTAAAAAGAGTATTTAAATATTTATAGTCTTTTTAATAGAAGATGGCATATTATCAACCAACTAATAATGGATATGGTTGCCTACCGCCTGGTTATTCACCAGGTTGCCCGCCACCCCCACGATTTCCCTGTTACCCACTTATAGCTCTTGCTACTGGTACTACTGGCACTACTGGCACTACTGGTACTACTGGTACTACTGGTACTACGGGCACTACTGGTTATACAGGCCCTACGGGTCCTCTTGGAACTGGTCCTACAGGACCAACTGGGCCAACTGGACCGACTGGACCGACTGGACCGACTGGACCGACTGGAGATACAGGGTCGACTGGTACAACTGGGACAACTGGGCCAACTGGGCCAACTGGACCAACGGGTACAACTGGACCGACTGGGCCAACTGGACCAACGGGTATAACTGGACCAACGGGTACAACTGGACCAACTGGGCCTTGCTGTACAGGTCCTACAGGACCAACAGGTACAACAGGTACGACAGGTACAACTGGGACAACAGGACCGACTGGGCCAACAGGACCAACTGGTAGAACAGGACCGACTGGGCCAACAGGACCATTAGGAACAGGGCCAACAGGACCAACTGGTAGAACAGGACCGACTGGTGCTGTAGGAACTGGTCCAACTGGACAACCTGGTCAACTAACTTGGGCAGATTTTAGCACTTCAATTAATCCTGCAAATCTACCATCTTTACAATTTTCTTCACTTCAAGCCATTCATTATCCAAGTTCGTTTGTATGTTCTGATCTTGTTGGGTCTATTACAACAATGACAGGTGAAAAAATAACACTTACCAGTACTGCTGAACCTAGTACATTAATTACTGCTGCAAGTACTACATATATAAAATCAGGAGTACAGGAAGCAGTATATTATTTCTCAACAGGTTTTACTCTATGGTCTCCTTATTATTATAATTATGCCTATAGTGTTCTAAGTACTACAGTATCAACTATTGTTACAATGCCAGCAATTACTAGTGCAGATGATGGAAAATATGTTATGTTTAGAAAAACAGGCGGTGGTGCGAATGTAACAAGTACTTCTGCACAGCAGATCTTATTTAGTTCTGTAACAACTAATATTATTGGAATTGATGTTGCACTACTAAATGCAACCTCATTATACCTCTGGGGCGCGCCCGCGACCGCATTAATGCGTAAATTTCAAATTGCTACTGTGAATACTAGTTCATTTTGGTTTGTATCAAATGACGCATAAACTAAAAAAATATTATAAAATAGTTCTTAAAAACTTACATATAATATTTAACGACGACAAGTACCACGATGTGTTTTGCGCTTTGTATGTCTGCGTCGTCTGGTACTACGAAGTGTTTTGCGTTTTCCACCTACATCTAAAACACCCATCATTGCTGATAATTCCGCATTAAGAGCGTTTTCATTTCTATATTTCTTTTCAATCGTGGATAATTGATTATGTGATAAACCAGTTCTTAATTGTGTAGCATATGAGAAACTACCATTCGCATTTCTTATACGTAATCTTTCAGATGGGTTTCGAATAAATCCTGTTGCTGCTAATTGTCCTTGTAAGGAGTTCATTTCAGCTTTTAACATTTCTTTTTGTTGTTTTAACTGAGCTTTTCTAATTTCCTTAGCTTTACTTTTAAAAACTTTATGTGTTCCTCTAGCCGATGTTGTACGACTTTTAGTGTTTGTTCCGCGAGCCCAATATTTTCCTGTATTTTGCCACTGGGACATATTTACAAGTCCTTCCTTGCCTTTTATAACAAGAAGTTCATCATTAACTGGAATTGCATTGTTATTCATTCTACAAGTAAAGTATAAATTATTATAGACTTTATGAGACTAATTCATCCTTGTAAAGTATGTAATATTTTTGAAGTACATATTCCAGCTCTTTATACACACTTATTAGCGAATATGCCAAAAGTACATCTTTATCTTTCATATGATTACAGAGATACATAAAATCGTCCCATTGCTGTGCCGTAAATCCTAAAATATCACAAATATAACCCTTCTCAAATACTGCTCCCCTCACTGGTGATATAGGCCGTAGAACTGTACTTGAGCCAAGAATGAGTAAGTCGGAATCATTTGTGATAATTGTACTAATTATTCCTTTTTGTTCGAGCTCGATAAGAATATGGTCGGCTTCATTTGGAGCCTGATGTATTTCACATCCCTTTCCTGCCAACCAATTCTTAACATACTCAACATAGTCTGGAGGAGGTTGCCACGCTTGGCGTTTTAGTTGATTCAAATAACTATTAATATAATGGCGATCTGAACCTGTCAGATGATTAAAAGGATATTTAAGAAATTTTTCAATTTGGTTAATTGATTGGTAGAGTTCCTGTCGTTTTTTTGTCTGTTCTTCGTGTGATTGTTTTCTTTCTTCCGTTGGAGCTCCATCGAAAACACAATGAACTTGTTGTGCGTGTTTAATAATTGGTAGTAGATTATTTTGAAGCTGAAACATATCTCCTTTGGATTGGTGAAGGAACCAGAAGATATCTATACCGACTGATTTGCTTGAAATAAATTGTGGAATATTAACATCTTTTTCAAATCTTTTCAAGAACTGAAAGAGACCTTTTACGCCCATTTTATAATTTATGTATGATTCTGACTAATTTATATAGCGGGAATCAATTTTGGATTGGTTGCTATGGGGGACTTAAAGCGTGAGGGGACTTAAAGCGCCCTAGATTTTTGCGCACTTTATAAAATCGTCGATTCCTTTATCACTTTAAAACGCTGCTTTAAAATATCACTCGGTGGATACGTTAAACGCAATGAATTTCCCACTTTAATTGCTGGTGCTAAATCTATACTACTTAAAATAGACCATTCACGCCAAATATCCTCCTTTCCTATCGTATATCTCCACGGAAACTCCATTGAATAAGGATTAGTCATATGCTTTCTCACTTTTGTATTCTGCTTTCTCATCCATTCAGATTGTCTTTTAAGCAAATCATTAAATATATACTTTTTACCTTGTGCCAAAATTGCCACATAACATAATTCCGCCCACGCCTCTGTCTCTGCTTCTATCATATCTAGGCCATTCTTAGTCTTATCCAAACAACACGAATGCTGTAACTCATGTAATAATACTCTTGTCGCATCCTCTGCCCTATAAATAATTATTGTTTCAGGATTACACCTATAAGTATAACCACCATTAATATTTTGAGGCCTAATTGGTTCATAATTGGGTGGAAATTCACGAATATTACGATTTGCTAAAAAGAATATCTTAAATGGGGGCGCTGCTCTTTGCGGCTCAGAAAACATTCTCAAAATACGACCCCATAAATCCCACGGTAATTCCGCCATCTGCTCCATCGTCTCAAATGCCGCTATAACCTGTCCATAATTACACTTAGATACTACCACAAACGCATTACCAGATACTATATTACTATACATCCATTGACGCTTATTTAGCGGATCAAACTCAGAATCCTTATTACATTCCTCTTCAAGAAACTTCAAATCTTCTTTATTAATTTCCGTATTTACCCATTCTATATCAGGTAATTCAAATTCAGTTTTAATTCTATCCAACACAGTATTAAGTATGATAGACATTCTTACCCTATTAGATTACAACAAACTTTATACTAGATTATTTGGTCCTAAGCCACTAAACCAAAGGTTTTAAGCCAAAGGTTTTAAGCCAAAGGTTTTAAGCCAAAGGTTTTAAGCCAAAGGCTCTATGACCCGAGTAGCTAATTCACTTCTGAATTTATATAATTGATGTGCTAATTTTAAATGAACGTGTTCCCATAAAATAGGAATTCTATATGAAGTTACTAACACCCAACCTGAACCCGACTCAGCATTCCATAATATCTCCATTAGTTTAGCTTTCATACTCGGAGTTATCCATTCTGTTAAATAAATTGCCTCCACCCAATACATTATAACATCAACCCATCTTAAGTTACGTTGTAGACATATATAAATCCAATTTCTTACATCCGCAATCTTTGATGTGCCCCATCCATCTGACCAATCATTTATCGTTTTCTTGAAAAATTCTAACCAGACATCATTCTCCGCTAATTTTGCCTTCTTTGTATAATTAGCTAGCAAATTATCCTCTCCAACCACTGGAATCTCAAAACAAAAATCACGTAACCGACCACTTAAAGGAAGCTCCGTCGTAAGAAGAATTGCAAATGTCGGATACTGCTCTAAACACTCCTGTAACTGTAATACCGACTCATCTGTTAAGAAATGCGCGTGATATAACACCAAATATCTACTTTGAATAAGTGAAGATACTAGACATATGTCTTGTTGTCCAGTCCAACGCGTTAAAATACTCTGTAAAAATACTTTATCTGACATCGACATTCGTGCCACATCAAACCCCAAATGTAGATTTGATTCCTCATATGGAATCGACTTTCCAGTCGCCTCATCATCATCCTCATCTGGATCTCCACCTGCGCACGACTGCTTATTTAAAAACCACGTACCCTTCTTAATCTCAAATGGAACCCCAATCTTATCAGCCTGTGTCTCTAAAAACTTTAATAACTGGGTTCTTTTACCTACACCTCTAAACCCTCTCCACGCATACGAACACGGCTGCATATTACTTCTACATCTTTTCATAGTTTTAAGCACCCTGAAGACGCGAGCCCTTTTACATACTATATTTCCTTTTCAAAACAATTTAAATAGATAAAACATATACCATATAAGGTTATCAAAAACATTAAAATATTAAATACAATGCTTCTCTCAATCCCATATCAAGCATTAGAAATTGGAAATATTCATCTCACACCCTTTCAAGCCGATAAATACGGTAAAGCAGTTGCTCGACTTTCATACAAAGATAACAGTATCGACTTTCAAGATGTAAGTATTCTTTCACCATCCATTAAAGTTATCGACTACAACCCTGAAAACTCACGCCTTCGTATCGACCTATCTGACCAAATTAACTTTCAAGTTAAACTTAATACACTCCAGGAATATCTAGTAAGTACATTCTATGTACATCAACAAAGCTTCCTTAATCAAAAGAACTATACTCACGAAAATATTCGCGAACTATTTCACTTTCTTCTTGATGGAACCATACTATGCTTATATATCTTTCCAACATCTATTATTAAAAAAACAGATGGAACTACGTGTAAAGTGTCAGACCTTATAAAAGGTGATATGATTCGATGCGTAATCCGCCTTCAAGGTATTTCTCAAGTTCGAGGAAAATATGGCATTCGTCTTCGTCTACAACACTCCATTCCATCTATGTGGTCAATTACCTCTGATTAAACAAGTTATTAACGAGTTTTAACAAGTTTTAACAAGTTATTAACGAGATATCGCTGCAATCGCCAATGAACTAAATGATAACCCAAGAGTTAGACAAGAAAGTACCAAGATAAAATAAATTGTTCGCGCTGAATCCTGAATAAAATATAATAGCGCTGCGATAATTAGACCAAATGTACCTATCAGAGTTAAAATCCATATTTTAGTTATTTGTGGCTTAATAAGATTCCAATCATCCTTACTTCCTACAAAATTAGACATTGATACAAAAGCTCCAATAAACATACCAACCGAAACTAAACCGAATATAATAACACCTATCATACCACTTCCAGCTGATGCCATTTTTGAAGTAAGCGTACTTGTTTCACCATTAGTCGGAGGTTTAGAACTATTCGAAGACATTCTATTATGACTTAGAATTATTTCTACTTATCATATTTCTTACCGCGTCAGCTGGAAATGATAATGGGGCCGTACCGAAAAATACTATCATTAGTAAAAATACTATAAATAGTATTTGACCACCCACCATTAATACCAAGTTTGACTTTGAAAAATCAAAGATCTGTTGTGTTCCACCTGGTCCTAATATTGTACTCATCTCTATATTCTTATAATTTATTATGTATGTAATTATTAGCAGAGCAATATGCCACAGCAAACTCGGAAGAAGAAATTGTCTCTAAAAGATTTCTCTCGATGCAATCCTTCATCGACTCGTAAATCTAAAAATAAATGTTTACCCGCCAAAGTTTATTCCGAAATCGCTAAAAAGCTTCGCATCAAAGGCAATAGTGGCAGCAGCGATGAGAAACTATTCCAAAGCGTCGGCTGTCAAAAAGGGGAAGAACATTGCTTACTTGATAAAGCACCTATCGATGAAAACTTCAAAAAAGAACTCCGTAAGCAATATCTCAGATCCCGTCGCCCCAAAACTTGGGATTCAGATCCCGATATGTGGCTCGATAACTACAACATTCTCGGTGTTATGAAACAATATCAAGAAGCATATCCATGGTTTAAATTCTTAGGTGTTTTCCCCATTGATTTCTCAGCTCCTGATCCATATAATCATAGTAGTAACGGCAGTAGTAGTAGTAAATGCCTTTACAAGGAAACATGTGACCTTAACCTTAAAAATGAGTATAACAATGGGATACGAGGTATTGGTATGATTTTTAACTTAGATCCTCACTTCAAAGGCGGTAGCCACTGGGTCGGCCTCTATATCAACCTTAAAAATATCAAAAAAACATTTGTTGCCTACTTTGATTCCTATGGTTATAAAACTCCTCCACTTATCGCAAGACTAATGCGCAGCTTTAAATTACAAATTAGTACTTGTGAATTGGGGTTTAATGCTCGTAAATTTCAATATGGAGATTCTGAATGTGGTATGTTTAGTATGTACTTCATTATATGTATGATGTGTGGTATATCATTTAAAAACTTCTGTAAAGACTCCGTTAATGATGATTATATGTTACAATTACGTAAAATACTATTTTCTAAATAATCTAGCCACTTACTTCTTTACTAACTTTTTGTCTACTTTGGTTGTTTGATTCCATAAATCGTTTCATAAATATGGAATTATTTTACTCTATAAAATCACACCCTCCATCCCGCCGAATGAAGTGGTTTAAAAGGCATATAAAAGATTTATACAGTAGAGTTAGCAATGTATCGTCCGGTTACAGTAGAACAAAAACAACAGCAACAAGGAAACACTTCCGTCAGAACAGTATTATTTAGTGATAAAAACTATAATACTCTTCAGACTGTACTGATTCAGGACTTTCAGCAGAGAAATGGTTCACCACTTAATGACCAACAGGTAGACCGTTTATCTAAAACCTTAAACCACTATCTCACCCAAGTCTATCAAGTTCAAGGTGAGAAACCACTTCAAAGTTTAAACAAAGAAGTCCTATCCGCTTCCGCCAAAGACTTCTCACAATATATGCAACGCAAAGAACTTACTAAAAATACTTCACCCGTTAAAACCGTTATGGATGAAGGCCTATTCCAAGAAACATCACAACGCTTCGCCAACCTCACACAAGAACGCAATGAAGTTAAGGCACTTCCTCCATCTATGCCCGACTTCCGTGTTGACTTGAATGAAAATGGCCCTCCCGCCGCTGAACTCTTTGAACGCGCCAAAAAACAACGTGAATTCGAAGCCCTCCGCTCCGCCTCACAGAATTCAGAACTCGTCAAAGCTGATGCTAGCCTACAATCTCGTATTGATGCCAATTCTATGTTTAAAAATGCACAAGATTCTCAAAATCGTAATACCGAACTGGCTCTCTTCCAACGCCAACAAACTTTACAACAAAGACCACAACAAAATACCGACCTATCCCTCGCAATTATGCCTGATAGACGTGACCTACTACTTGCCCCTGTTGGCTCCTTTGATACTATGACTGGCTCACCTCCTCCTCGCGACCTCGGCCAAGCCAACTCTAATCCCACAATTGTACAACCTCTACTTGCCTCACCCGTTAAGAATGATCTGCCACAAAACTACGTTGTTCGCGAAGACAAAATCGTCAGCTATCGTGAAATTGAAAACAATCTTTTCATCTATTCAGCTGACCGTGACTGGCTCAGAAATAATAAGGAAAATCGTTACAGTTTCACAGTAAACTTTGACCCCGCCGCCAACGGCCAAGGCTTTAATCCCACTCTTAGCGCTCAACAAAAGTTCAAGAACATTGTTCGTATTGAGCTCGTTAAATGTATTATGGCTGGTGAAAGCTTAGATGTTACTATTAATAAGTCAGGAGCTACTGGAGTCAGTGATACTACATACCAAGATAACATTCTAAACTTACCATACATCACAGTTCGTGTTGCAGAACTTGAGAACAATAATTACGGTACAGATAACTTCCTAGACCGTTCCTTTGGTGTTCTTCAGTATGACGCTCAATGGTTATCAGATGCTACGCAGATTAGTTGTAATAGAGGCTACTTAGCTATGATTCCTAAATTCCTAAAATGCCAAAAGGATTTCTATCCTACACCTCTCTCTACTTTACAAAAGATGACCATCGATATTCGTCGTCCAAACGGCGAACTTCTTTCTACCTCGCCTGATACATTTGATATTGCTGGTATTATTGGCGCAAATCCAACCGCATTTGGTACAACATATCCTTTCAATATTACACCAAGCGGTAACTATAATTTGAGTGACGGAGCTGCTGGTGCCCCATTCAATTTCTTTATCGTCACTAATAGATATTTTAGTAGATTTGAGATTTGTAATGGTGATCGTATTCAAATTAGCGGTTACACATATTCAGATGCCGCTCTTAATGACACTACAAATGGTGGAGCTCTAAGAGACTTCTGTAATTGGATTAATCGCCCTGAAGGGCATATTATACTTAATAATGGCTATACTAATACACCCAACTCAATTATAGATGGCCTAAATACAGTTGGCTATGGAAATGTACTTATGATTCAAGCCAGATACCAAGACCCATCCACTGGTTCAACTAGGCTTAATACATTTGGCACAGGCAACTTCTCAAATATACTCAATACATATGGCCTTGCCCTACAATCTCCTTGCCGTCTAATTGACCTTAATAAACAACTCAATCTTGTATTCCGTGTTATCACACGTGAAATGGATGCTCTACCGCAAATCCGCCCTGATAATAACTATTAAACACTATTAATTATTTATTGTTTTATTAATCTTGATATAAATCTTGATATAAATCTTGATATAAATCTTGATATGAATTAGGTACATAATGTTTTCCAACATTATAATATTTTTTATAATTTTGTTAATCCTAACCCTAATTCTCCATTATAGCAAAGACTATAAAGAGGGGTTTTTTGATTTTCCGGATGCAAACCATAACACATTCGTAGAAGATTCAAAAGTAAAATACAATCAACTTACTAACACAATCAATCTTACAAATCCCGCCGTTCCTGTATCAGCCGATAGCGCAGCAGCATTTAAAATAGCATTAGGTGGATTATCCGCAAATCCAACATCTAATACATATGATTTACAGCCAAAGAATGATTATACCATACCAACCAATATACCTAATACATTTCAACAAGCTAAGAGCTGTGAAGCTGCTGGTACTTCTTGTAGTGCTTTTGATGACCCTACCTTTGCGGCAAATTGCGGTATGAGCTTTGACAAAAAAGCAATTGGCTCTGACGGTAGACCCCACATTGGCGGCCTATATATTTCCCCTGATGACCGCACAAAACAAATGGCCGCTGCACAAGTTGTCCTAGATACTGGCGGCGCACCCTATGACCCATACAAAGTCTACCAACCAACACTCGGTAAATCTAAACCTGGCACTTTTGCCCTAACTAAAGATCAGTGTGTAGTTGTCAAAGAAAAAGTGGACTGCGCATCTAAACAAACATTTAGTTCGCCCAACTGTACGCAGTGCTATACATCACAAAACTTTAATCGTGTTGGTCCTGAAACTGGTCGCATCCCTTCAATCCTCTTCCTTCTTGGCAGTGGCTCTATAACTATTACCACACCAAATTCTTCAAGCCCTGCCCAAATTACTCTTACACAAACTAATCTTGACCCCAATACCCCAATTCAAATTACCATACCTGGTAATGCTGAAGGAACCGTTTTTAATATTAATGTTCAACCAGTCGTAAATAATACATACGTTGCTGGCTTCATACAAGGTCAAACCCCACGTGGCACATTTAAACTAGATTTAATGAGTCTAATTCAATCAGATCTTATTACAAACTCTAAACCTAAAATTAATGGAAGTATTATGGTAAACGGATTTAGATGCCTATCTTTTGTTCCAGGCAACGGTCAAACCTCTATGAACCTATCTTGTTTAATGCCATTTTCATTCTTAAGTATGTATGATGGTGACGCTCTCACTTGTGATAATGGGCCAATCATTACTCAGGCAGCTTCTGCTACCTTCTTAGAATCGGATCCTTGTTTTGGTAAAGCTAACAAACCTGGTGCATACAAACTAGAATGTCTACAAACGCGCTGGATTGAACTCGGTGGAACCCCACAAGGTACAGGATATCCTGCCAATCAGACTAGCGCGGATGCTCTTCAAATAGGCGACAATGGAAAACCTCTTGACATCGATACAATTGTTGATAATCTAGCCCCTAAAATGACATCCGCCTATTCAGGACAAAATGCCTCTGGACAAAATCTATCAATGCCAGATTGGAATACATTATCCATGTATGCTTCTGGTATACCAATTAATACACCCTGTGATGGCCCCACCAAAGATAATGGTCCTCTATCTCAAGAATGTCTATCATACTTGTACTTAAATCAAGGAGTCACCTCACATATTGGCGCTACATACTCTCTATCACCTGCTACAATGGCTAGTATGAAGGGACAGGATACAGCGAATACATATTGCCAACCTGGCACATCTATTGATCCTGCTACACCTACAGGTCTCAAGTTTGGACAAAGTCTCGGTGGAATAAATACTGTCAAACAAACTTACGACCAAATTAACCGCTTGGCAAATGACAATACTCAGTCTAATACTGCACGCACCGCAGCTGTTAACAAGTGTTATGGTGTTTCATTAGATGCTATTACCTCTGGAAATACAACTGGTCCTACGCAAGTCTTCGCAGTTGGCCCAGGATACAACTATACACAGGGACAAGCTCAGCAAATATGTTCTCAATATGGAGCTCAAGTCGCAACTACTGCTCAATTACAAGATGCACAAAGTAAGGGTGCGGATTGGTGCTTTAGTGCCTGGGTATCCGATTCAAATAACCCAATGTATCCAATTACAACCTCTACTGAATCAGGATGTGGAAATGGAGGAACTGGTATTATGTCATGGAATCCTGGTGGTGTGGCAGGTGTAAATTGTTATGGACCTAAACCTGGCATCGACAATTACCCTCTAAATACTATTTTACCATTTAATCAATCATCTTGGGATTATAATACTAATATACTTTCTTCTATTGGAGGACTTATGGTATGGTACGATGGCTCGGATCCGAATGGCGATGGTACTATTCCTGCTGATGGATCAAGTATCAATACTTGGGTAAATAAGGCTGGATATAGTCAGTACAACGCTGTTGCTATAACCCCTGCAAAATATGTGGCGGCCCAGAAAGCACTGTTCTTTGACGGCTCCCCCATTTACTCCACGCAATACCCCGCTGATCCTACGAGTGAAACTATATTTATCGTATTCAATACAAATCCATCTAACAAACTGCGACGCTCAGCATTGCTATCAGGATATACAGGCGCGCGCGGTGTATGGACTGGTTATACTGATGGCAGTGGCGGCGTGGGCTCAGTTGGTATATTGAGTGCTGATATACAATGGAACGCCACTACACCAGCAGGATCCTATGTATATGGTAGTACAGCTCTTGCTACAGGACAAATTAGCGGAAGTAGTTCCAATATATCTCTAAACGCAGGAACTGTTTACTCAGGTCCAACGAATTTTACCAAAGGAACTACTACATATATAGGGATGCAACGTGGATCTAACCCCTCTAACCCCTATGTGTACGAAGGGACTGCTATGGAGATTCTAATTTATAATACCGTTCTGTCCACCGCCAATATTCAGCGCGTACAACAATTTTTGGCTGGAAAATGGGGATTTAAATTATAACGTATCACAATTCCCCTTAAATACATATAACAATACTTAGAATAATAATTATTTATATAAATGATATTATGAGATATATCTATATAAATAAGAAACTAATACAAGATTAGGATGTTTCGTAGATTGGCAGAAGCTTTTCAAGATTCAGGAAATTCTGGATCAAATGACGGAAATCACAGTCAGTACATTAATAGTCAAAATAAGTATTTTAATTCTCTTCCAAATATGATTCTTTCTGGAACTTCCGGTTTGAAAGGTTTTGATACAGCTACACAAAGTGTCGATACAATGGGCCAAGGTTATCAACAGCCAGTTGTCAAAAATCCTAACAATATTTTTATGCAAGATTCCAGTCCTGATTTAAGTAAAATGGCTAAACAATGTTCCGCTTCCTCTTTGGATCAACTAATCGCTATGAAAAACCCTAATGCTGCGATTGGATGTGGTTGGCTTTATACACCTCCAAACCAAGGCAGTCCATACCCAGTTGTCTCTCAAGGCTTCATTGGCAATTCTGCTGCACCACTCCAAAATTACAATCCACCTGACTATAAAAAATACTTCTTTGATTTACAACTCGCCAAAAAACAAATGCTACTTGATAAATGTAAAGCACTTAAAGCTTGTGGTGACGTCGACAGTGATGTTTTTAATGGTACTTGTGGATACTGTAGTGATACTAATCAAGGTGTACCAATCGATACTGTTGGACAACCACTTTATGGAGGCGACCCACTTGGTAGCTGTAGCCCACAATCAATAGTAATATCTAGCATTAATTGCCCTCCACCACCTGGTTCTGGTCCTGGTCCACAGCCTATTATTGATAAAACTTGTCAATCTATTAATGGACGTCTATCTGCCACTTGCCTATATGATAAATTACTTACTGCTGGATGTAGTGATAATGGCTCTTTAGCAATCGCGCTATCAGGTTCTCCTGACCCTAGTGATTATATTTCCAATATTCGGAATGGCGATGCCGTCAAAATATACAATCGTGTTGCTAATCCACCATTAAACTTAGATGTGTTTAGTCAAGGCGCCACTACAGTTGATGTTGTCTTACAAGAAGCTCGACAACTCTCAGGAAATACTAAACTTCCATCCAATACTGCGACAGGTGCGGCGGCTCGAGATTTATGTCTCCAAAAAGGCGCAATTAATGGCTACAACTTCTGTCTAGACTTACCTGATACAACTCCTCCCCCTTTTGATGTGGGATGCTTACAACAAATATTTAGAAAAATGGGCGGACAGCCTACAGGCACCGCCTATCCAAATACAAACATAATGCCAACATATAATTCAATAGGTACTCTTAGCGCCGTAAAACAATATATTAATACACTTATTCAAGGTATGAATAGCACGGACTATACTACACAGCGTATAGCAATGATACAGTTTTTAGGAATTTCACCTGAGCGACTTATTACGCGTGCACCATATCAGCAAGGCGTAGAAGTAATTTGGATGGTTGCCAGAGCAGGCTACCCAAATCAAGTATCAGCCATTCTCAAACGAACCATTGAAACAGATATTGTACAATTTACACCTGGAAGCACTGGTGTCATTCCACAACTAGCTTCAACTGCACCTGGATTCTCACAATATGTATCTATGATACAATTGTTCGATGTACGTGCCCCATCAGATTTTACTACTAAATTTAGCATTACTATCGATGATGGATTCTTTATAGCTGTTAATCAACCCGCCAATATTGCCACTAGCGCATTCAATACATTATACGTTGATCAAACTGGCCTTTTCGCAAATCTCAGTATTCAAGGCCCCACTAATTATATTTCTGGTAGTTGCTCTAACTATTTTGCTGCTACACCAAATATAACTAAACTTTACTATAGTGATGCTGGTGGTGGGGGGCATACATTCCAGATGACAACTACTGCGTGCACTGGTTCATCTTCTTTTACTCCTCCTTACTATTCGTTGACTCTAGAACCTCGCGCTCCTTTCTTAAACTTTGAAGTATTACAAGATGGAGGGACATTTGATGATACTAGAAATCCTGGAATGTTTAATAATCTTATTTCACAGGGTAGTCTAGAATTTCATAATAGACCAGAAGAACGTAACTCTGTACCTGGTAATAAAGGATTTATTCGATTAACAAACAATTCTTCTATTCTAAATCTAACAAATATCGCATACCAAGCTTGGGGAACATGTACATTTGCATTCAGAATACAATCTATGCCCATCAAAGACTCACTATTTACCTTCTGGGTTTTTAATAAATTATGCGCTTTCTATCTAGTTCCACTCAATGGAAGTACCGCACAAATACGAGTTCAAACAAATATGACACCTGATAATACTATGTATGATGGTCCTACAAACTTTAATATACAACTTGGAACTTGGTACTATATGGAAGTAGCACAACGCAGCGATGGGTTTGATGTATTTTGTGATTCAATAAATAATATTATTAAAAATGGAAATTATACAACTCAGAATACAAAGATTACCAATTCTGGACCTATTACAACTACAAATAACTATGGACTATATGCACCAGGTCAATATAATTGTAATGTGGCTATTGGTGGAAAAGCGGGTGGATTAAACTTTGCCAACGCCTCTTTCCAGTTTGATTTAGCTTGGATGCACTTTTTCGATTACTATATTAACACTGCAGATGTTATCAAAGATTGTAAAACCTCCTGGCAATTTACACAATTCCCAGACTCTCTCAATACATATAAAACTTCTGGATAAAACTGCACTTTTATTAAACTAGTCCTAAAAAGTGCCCAAAAAATATATAATCTATTAAATTTATTAAATAAATGATTTAGATTATTTTATTTCTTTATATCTTCATTACAGGCTTAGATCCCTTAAATGTACCAGTTCCAGGATTTATTGAGATCTCCCCCAATGGTTTTGTTAATTTATCATCCACCATTTCGAATAACTCAAATACTAATCCACCAGACCCCTTCTTTGGACCAAGTAGATATTCTTTACCCTTCCACTTCATAACTGTAATCTGTTCAACTAGAGCTTTTGGAGCAGATCTTGAACCAAGTTCCTTCGCAATTGCTGCCTCTGGTGCCACCAAATCTTCCTTTGCCTCCTTTACTTCTTTAATTTCAATCGATGTTAGAATCTTATCTACTTGTAAGTTTGGATCGAATAGGTATTGGTCTGGTTTACCGTCAACTACAAAACATTGAACACCATCATTATCTGCTGCATTTAATCCACAATCCATCCCTGACTCTTTCATCAAATCTAGCAACTCTTGGTTAATTTTATCCTTCTTTAACCCAACATTATACACCTTCTCATCTGATGTCTCATCCTCGTCCGTTTGACGAATTGTTACATCTATCTTATTCATATTCTTTTGATCCGCAGAAAACACTGTGTAATAAGTATAAATTTCTACTTCACGTTCCTTAAATGGTAAATCCTGATGAGAACAAATACGAATAGCACGACCCTTTACTTGGTCTGAACGCACTTTGTTCCAGTATGGCTCCATAATATGTACCGAGCGACAGCACTTTAGAGAAATACCTTCAGCACCAGCACCCGTAATACCAAATACCCAACAAATCTCACCATACTTATTTTTGCGTTCTCCATACCCTGATTCCTCGAGAACCTTACGCATATCCATTGGCATCTTATCAAATACTCCATTAAAAATATTCAATAACAAGTTTCTCTTTTCTCTTAGGCCCTCTCCTGTTAAGAACATAAAACGCTTCTCACCAGAATCTGGCCCCTTTCTTAGAGATTCAATAGTAGCTTTAGAGAATTGTAATTTATTCTCACCTCCAGTTCTTAGAGCACCTGGAACCCATTCACCACCTTCAATCTCAATTTCAACAAATCCATTTGCCTTCAATCCCTCTCTTAATACACCTAGACCTTCTACTGTCTTAAACTGAGAATATACTAAGTTACTGCCCTTTGATACATTAATTCTACGAATCATCTGGTCTAACTTGGTAGAATATTGTGCTATTCTACCTTCTGGTGCTGCGGCATCTAACTTTAAATAAGTATCTCTATTTGCTCCAAGAGTATCCATAGCTTTCTTGATTTGTTCTTGGTATGATAAAACTCTTCTAACAGTTGGCGCTTGTTCAGCCTCTTCCACCGCCTCTGCTTTACTCTCTAATTCGGCTGCTTCTTCAGCAACTACTGGCGCGGGTGCTACTACTGCTACTTGCGGCTTTCTACGTGGCACTCTTGTTATAGTAGCATTTGCTTTCTTCTTCTCCTCAATGGCTGCTGCGATAGCAGCGGCAGCAGAAGCATCATCTTCAGCAGCTGGTTTTGGTGCGACAGGTTGCGCTACTGGTGCTTGCGCTACTGGTGCTTGCGCTACAAATGCAGCTGGTGCGACTTTAGGACGTACTCTTTTTACTGGCACTTTCTGAACTGGTACAGTTGGCTTCTTCTCTTCTTCATCATCCGTTCCTTCACCTCCCTCTTGATAGTCACCACCCTCTGTTACTGCCACACCTTCTGCTGCCGCGACAGTTTTAACAGCTTCTTCTAACCCTGCTTCTTCTACGCGCTCAGCATCCTCCTTTTCTTCTTTCTCTCCTTCACCCTCTGCTTCTACATCTGCTTCTGCCTCTTCACCCTCTAAATCAGGATCTGGAATAGTAGCTTCTTCTGCCGCAACCAATTCTTGTGCCGCCAAGTCCTCTTCTACTTCTGTAGCAGCTTCACCCATATCAATATCTTCAACTTGAACAACTTCCTCTTCTTCTTCAGCAAATGTACCTGGAAATGGACGCTCGATGCCATCTGGGAATGCAAAGTTACATAGTGCTCTACTTCTGAAACGATAACTAGATGGGTTCTTCATCTTTGCAAATTGTTCAACCGCTGCATAGTTGTCACCCTTATCCTTATCTTTACCCTGCTCACCCTTAATTTCCCTATTACGCTCTTTAGTATACATAGATAACACATAATCACTCATTTCACATCTTATTACTTCATCTTTTGTTACACGAGGCATATATTCTTCTTTAGAGCCCTTATAATATGAAATTAATCCAGTTAAACGCTTTTGTAAAACAACCTTATTTTTGACGGATAAACTGATAGGATCGATGAATTCATCTTTGAAATCCTTATCATCCGATGGTAGTCTAGGATATGATACATATGTTTCTGTACCAATTGGGATCTTTTCTTTAATTAGGTTAACTTTAATTCTTTCAAATACTGTTTTAATATCATCTTGTGCATCAGGATTATATTTTACACCTACAAAGTCCTTATCATCAACTACTTTTTCATAGCCTTCATTAAAGACTGAAATTAAGACCTCCATCTTTTCAGCACGTGTTACAAAGCGAACAATATCAACGCGTGGTTCAGCCTCTGCAATCTTTCTAAACTTATCAATAATTGCCTTATCTGCCGAGTTGAGAATTATTTCAGCACACTCAATATATCCAGATAAAACATTTGCTAGAATTCCAAGCTCATCTGGAAAGTTAATAATTGGAGTACCAGATAGACCAATAATTTTACTATTACGCGCATCCGTTAATATTTTATAAAATAGATATGAACGTTTATAATTTAGTTCAGATAGGCATAGCCCAGGTTTCCATTTACCAGGCATAATCGGTTCAACTGGAATTTTTCTGGCACGCCCCTTTCTCTTAGTAATATATGGTGTAACTTCACCTTGCATTAATCGTGTTAAGTTATGAATTTCATCAATTACAATTACCGCATTATCAAAAAATCTCTCACCCGTTACTGGATCAATATTACACGCATATTTCTTGAGTTCCTTGGCGGTTACACCATTATAACTGATAAATTTAACGCGTTGTTCAATCATATTTGTAATTTGTGCTCTTACATCGTCGCGTTCTTGTTGAGATAATTCATCATAATTGGATGGCTTTGTAAAATCTGGAATCCATATTACTTTTCTCTCCTCCTCTGGACGCTCCAATACCTTCTTAAGATACCAATCACTTAATGATAGAACAGAACGAGCATATAAATATGATATACCCCCTTCAGAAATCAGAGATTCACTGACCCAGTGATTTTGAGTGTTAAAATGCTTAAAACCACAGAAGGAAATTTCTGACATAAAGTTACCTCTCAGAGAAAAGGGCGTCATAACAATAATCTTCTTATTCGCAGTACCATATAGAGCTTCAGCTGCAGCGATCGCTGAGCAGGTTTTACCTGAACCGAGACCGTGATAAACGAGGATGCCTCTGTATGGCCCAGCATTACGAATATATTCACGAATAAACTTTTGATATAAGAATGCCTCTACCGCTTCTCCTGCGGCAGCCCCTAGCTTAGCACAGGCATCTTCATCAATACGCCCCTTCACTTGCGGAATAAGTTTGAACTGGTCCGCATAATTATCAGAAATGAATTGGTAGAAACTTTTTCTTGACTGCGGTGTATAAACTACAGTATCTGTTAAGTATGGATTCGCAGATTCAATTTCGTTTTGCTTTTCTTGATAGTCTTTAAGTAAGGGGATTTCATCAACTGCTTCTTGTGTGGAAGGGTCTAACTTCTGGGAACGAGGAACGTAATCAGGAGTCTTTTTAGCAAGTCGTAATGGCTTTTTTCTAATAATTGGTGCTGCTGGAAGAGAAGGACCTGAATCGGCTGGAACAGGGGCTGGTAAGGGTCCTGAAAGTGGTTTAATAAGTGGATTTGCCAAGGATGCTGCGAAGACTCTTTCTCGTTTCTTGTCAATCGGAGGGGGTGGAATCCCTGCGAATGATTGAGGAGCAGCTTCTAACTGTCCTGCTGGTAGTGGCTGCTTTACAGCTGCTATCACCTCTGGACTCGCAAGTTGCGGGACCTTGCTTCGTTTTGCTTGAACTCCCTTTACTTTAGTTGGCTCGCCTTTAGAAGACATCTATACTTATCTGAGAAACTATATAATTATATTAACACGTATTATTCTATAGTTTATATCAATATTGTCATTCTAATTAACTGGTGGCTGTATAATACATCCATCACACGTTGTAGGATTTGTTGTAATTGTTCCATTAAATGATGTAACAGGATCTGTATAGAATTTTAACGTAACAGGATCCATTTTTGTTACATTATTAGATGGATTAAATACAACATTTACACCATTATTAGCATTTGGAAAGCGAGTCTGACATTCTTGTACAAAATGCTTTTGATTTTGATCAGGTAAATTTTTACATTGTGCTTCAGGATTCTTAAATCTATAATATGTATCAAATGGTGATAAATAAGGATTTGACTGATTATTTACAGGTAAATTGTTTGGAGTTCCAGTTATTGCTGAGTTTCCTGTTACAACTGGATTTGTATCTGCTGGACCATTCGTATTTGTACAAATATAACTACAAGATGGCACTTGTAATTCGGCATTAATGGCAGAATACGAATTTAGAGTAGCAGGGTCTGCGGTATTTCCTCCACTTGGAAGGACTACATAGGTATTAGCAGGAGCAGGAGTTGTAGTAGAAGAAACACCACACGATTCCTTTCCTGCGCGTTGTAATAGGATTATTTCAGAAGAATATACTTGTGAGGCTGAACCAGAAGCTCCTGCGTATACACTTAAAAATTGTTGAGGGGAACCAGATTGAATTGCGGTTGTTCTACCAGCTCCACCAAATGAATATGTACCCGTATTCAGAACTTGACCATTTACAGTTGCTTGATCTGCACAGCAGGGATTTGTCGGAACATTACAATTCTGTACCCCTTCACATGTCTTTACACCTTTTATATATTTCGATGACTGAATCTGATTCTTCCAGATTAATGTACTCGCATCCACCGTCTGATTACGATTAATATATCTTGTATTCTGCTTTTGAAGCAATTGTGTAATCTTGCTTGCGTCCATTCTAATATTCAGGTTGTATTATTTATTGTGGAAGAATACATTCATCACATGTTGGGGGATTTTGTGGTTTTGTTGTATAGAACTGTTTCGTATCTGGGTTCATTTCTGTAACATTATCACATGGGCTAAAAACAGCGTTTACACCATTATTCGCGTTTGGAAATCGAGTATGACATTGTTTTACGAAATGCTTCTGATTTTGGTCTTGTACTGGCTGATTACATAACGCAGTCGGGTTTTTCATAGCATAATAGGTATCAAAGGCGGGTAAGTAGGGATTCGACTGATTGTTAATAGGGAAAGGAATTTCTTGAAGTATTGGCGGCTGAGCATATTTAATTAAGAATGAATCAACTGCTGGACGCCCGCGAGCAAGAGAAGCGTATAATCCTAGATTTATAGTTGGTGGGGTAGTACCTGTATTTAATGAATTATAATTATTTATAGTAATTGTTGCATTTAAAAATGGACCCCCTATATATATATCATAGTTTGAATTTACTAATAAGGGATAAGATAACACAGCCGATAGATTAGTAAATCCCAGTCTTGTTGCCCATTGTGCTATACCATCTGAATTATATTTTATTAAATATACAGATGTAGACCCTTCTATCGCTATTTGAAACTGTGGTGACACATTAATAATTGGAGGAGAACCAGGTGTTACTGAACTAAAACTATTTATTATTAAAGGATTTGATTGGTAATACCCTGTAACATAAATATTATTATTTAGGTCAGTTGTTATGTTAGTTCCTTCCTCTTGCAAGAACGCGGTAGCTCCTAATCTTGTAGCCCACAGTGCTTGAAGATTAAAATTATACTTGATAATTATAGCGTCAAATGTCCCTGAAGAGCTATTAGAAATACGACCAAAATCGGTTTGCTGTATAACACCTGCTACTACACTACCAAAGTTACGTATTGTTACTGTTGTAGATTGAAAATATCCTGATACACATAGATTATTAGTAGTATCAATTGTCATAGAATTAATAGATACTATACCTGTACTACCCGTTCCTAATAAATATGCTGCGCCTAAACACTGTCCATTTGTATTATACTTTACTATAATAGAAGAACCACCACTAACTGATATTGAACCATATGCTGATGTGGTAATTTGCCCTCCTCCACCTGGCGCAGATATGAAATTTTGTACACCAATATTTACTGTTAAAAGTGTTTGTGTTTTTACTGATACATAAACATTACCAGAATTATCAGTTATTAATGATGTTGATTCTTGGGCTGAGCCGTCGTCAAGACTACCTATATATGTTGCCCATTGAGCTTGAAGATTAAAATTAAATTTAGCTATTACTACTTCCCTACCTACAGTGGTCGGGACTGGGTCAATATATCCCCATTGAGTCAATGTAATAACACCTAATACTGGTGAAGTTGAATTATATACCATAATTCTTGAATATCCTGGCAGATCAGAAACCTCAGACCATCCTGTTACATATACACCATCTGGTCCTGCTGAAATGCCTTTTACTAATGATTGTTCAGACGCAGTTGGAGGCGGAGCTGGAATAGTTGGTGTCACTGTATTAATTTTTGTAGCAGCTTGTGCCTGCCCAAATGAATTATATTTAACAACAAACATATCATTTCCAGACTCAATTGCTATTGTTCCATATTGGGATATTCCAATTGTTCCTCCATTAGGATTAACTGTATTGGCATTATTTATTGTTATTACATTTCCTCCACCTCCACTAAATGATGTCCCTGCCACATATAAATTTCCACATAAATCAATTGTTACATATGATAAATTTGCAATTGTATATATATTATTTATAGTAGTCACCCACTGAGCCTGACCTAAAGGGTTATATTTTACTACATAAATTGAATCAACACTAGCTGTTCCTAGTGGAATAGTTCCATATGTAGTTACAATAACTGCTCCACCACTAACTGTGCTATAGTTTGATATAACTAGATTAGCATTACTAGTACTACCAGTTGTTCTGCCTACCACATAAATATTTCCAGCAGAATCTTGTACCATACTATCAATTCTTTCATCTGACGTCCCTGTTGTGCCTACGCGTGTAGCCCACTGTGCTATGCCAGGATTCTGTCCTATAATATTATATTTTGGACCAGTTGGTCCATTTGTATTCTCACAATAACACGCTGGTAAGGTAACATATGTATTATCTGTTGTAGTTGTTGTAGTATTGCCGCATATATCAGTTGTAGTAGTTGTAATAGGATTTAACCCAGGAACACCACATGATTCCTTTCCAGTGCGCTGTAATGTAATTCGTTCAGATGAGTAAACTTCTGAAGCTGACCCTGATGCGCCAGATAGAACATTCAAAAATTGCTGTGGACTGCCTGTCTGAATGGCCGTTGTTCGACCAGATCCACCAAATGAATTTATTCCTGTTCTAATTAATTCGGATGAACCAGGAACGGAATTTGGACAGCCCGGATTTGTCGGAACATTACAATTCTGTTGCCCATCGCATGTCGTTACACCCTTGATATATTTGGATGACTCAATCTGATTCTTCCAAATAAGTGTATTGGAATCGACAGTCTGACACCGATTTATGTATCTCATATTTTGTTTTTGTAATAATTTAGTAATCTGGCTTGCATCCATTCTAATAAAAATACAAATATTTAATTTTTACTATTTTAGAGATTGAGTGTATCAATCTTTAGACGACGACGAACTACATTACCCTTTCCTTCTGTTGTTACTGGCACTGATGGCACTTGTATAGGTATAGGTACGAGTTTTGGACTACCCTTCATAGCAGTTAATACTGGACTCGATGTCTTTGCCATATTAAACGCCTCATTTAGCGATGGCTCTAATAACTCCAAAGCAGAACGAGATGCCTCCTGTTCTGCCACCTTCTTATTACGTGCTGTAGCTGTTGTAAGAATCTTATCATTCGGGTCTAGAACACCCATTGTAAAGATTCGATCGTGAGGTGGACCTACGACTGCAATTTCCTTATAACGAGGCGGTACATGATACAGCGCTTGAAACTTACGAAGAAGCTGATCCTTGTAGTTCGTATCCTCAATAATAATCTGTACAAAGTCAATATGCTTCTCAATAATTCGCACCAAGAAATCATTACATACACTTAGACCACGTCCGACATCCTCTTCTTGTAAGTACAATGCGCCAAACCACGCTTCAAACATTGAACCTAGGATACGTAGATTGTTACGACCGTCACAGATTTCTTCCATATGACGTGAGAGGATGATCCAGGGTGAGAAGCCAATTTCTTTGGCAAGTTTACCAAGCTGCTTATTGTTAACGATACGAGATAGAATTCGAGTGAGGAAACCTTCGCCTTGTCCAGGATAGCGTTTAGTTACATATGAGGCAATAACTAGACCCAGAACACGATCGCCAAGATATTCTAGTTCTTCATTGTCGCATTTTCTAAGGGGGAGACAATCATCAGGTCGTGGTGCGATAACAATTTCTTCACCATATTCGGCCTGCTCTTGCCAGATTTCAGGGCGATCCACATAGGATTTGTGGCAACAAGCTTGGGAAAAGAGATTAAAGTTTTTAAAACGGCCTTTCCAGCCATAGCGTTTAAGAATCGGGATCGCATCCGATGGGGTGAGCTCCCGATTCTTAGAATTCCAGGGGTTAAAGATTTTCGTATTTCCTGACTGTACAACCGTATTCATCTTGGATAAATCACTATTCATTATATCGTAGCTCCTGTTTATATTCCTTTTTATAAACTCAAGTCAAATTTTAAATAAGAATTACATACGATGTAGTATAATATACGCCTATTTATTTCTAGCTCTTGGTATAGGTATGTCAGAGTTCAGAGACCCTTTTCCTAATTTACCACAAGTTGTGGATATAGGTGGCGATCGTTACTTTATGGGGGCACAAAAACCTATCGAGCTCGGCTTTAAAGATCGCGCCGATTATATTAAATCATTTGGCGATAATTCTAGAACTGAATTCTTGATTCGTAAATATTTATACATAAGTCTTAAAGGTAAAAAACGTCTAGTATTTGAAGACCCTAAAGAAAAAGCAGAACTTATCACCATTCTCCAAAAACGCGCCAAAAAACTAGAATCCAGCAATGAATTTACAAGTTCAACTCTTAAAAATACACTTATTCAAAGAAGTTACTTGAATATTCAACGGCTTATTCAAGAATTAGAAGGCCCTGATTATAAGGGATTTAAATTTCCTTCTCTACCTGAAATATCTTTACCTTGTACTAAGGCCAAGAAATATATTCACACGATACCTGAAAACAGACTCTATCAATTAATACTTGAGATTTCCTGGTATTTACTTCATCCTGACGATGTCCCTGAAAAGGTTAGTTGTGACTGGGCCAAGACTATAAAACAACTCGATACACTCCGCATTGGCGATCTTGTCATCAATGAAAAACAGAACGGGAATAGTGCTAGTCCCTCCAATTACTTTAAACGCATAAATCTTAGTTCAGTTGTAAAATCAAAAACACTTACAAATGCCCTTGAACAGGCTAAAGAAATGGCCAAACAAATAGAAGGCAAAAATGCTAATACCAATATGAAAGAGCGTCTTCAAACACTTATCAATATACTCGAAATAAAGAAGTATCTAAGTGATGACCTTCCTGTTGATAAAGATCGTGTAAAAATTATTGATGTTCCTACAGCAAACTCCATATCAAAATCACTTATTTCAAATCCTATGAAAGGTGGAGCAGGAGCAGGAACAGGAGCAACAAAAGCACTCGATAAACCACTCGGTATCGCAATGCGCCCCTTATTCAACTACTTTAAAGTTGTATTTGACCCAGTTTATTCACTTCTCGAATCAAGTATCGATACCTATTCTAAAAAGGCGGATATCCAAAAAGTTATGATTCCACAGTTAACGACTGTACTTCATATTTGTAATAATCTAAATCCTTCTGAAACTACAACAGGTGGATTAAATACATATGGAGTATATCGCATTAAAAATGTAGATGAAACACTCATTACATTTATGAATAATATGATCGCATCTACTGATACATATGTATCCTCAGTTGGCGATGATGCTAAAAGGAATATATTTAATAGGCAACTATTTCACTTACCAAAAGTGCGCTTATCATCTCTACTTAATAAGTTTGTAGATTCAGAGAAGTATAGGGATCCAGATTCTATACCCTATATTCAATTATTTACAGTTGACGGCAATTTGCGATTAATTGAAAAAGATAAGTTTATTAATTCTAAAAAACCTGAAATGACTGAGGAAGCCTTCAAAGCTGTCAATGAATTCTTTTGCCCAACTGATTTATACATACTCTGCACAAAGTCTGACAATGTTAAAGAAAATATCCCTATGAATATGTATGAAATTGATTATAATAAAGTTGATGTTGGAGAGACTGGGATTCAAATAGATAATATACCAACTAACTATTTCAATAAAAATAAAAAGTCTGAACTATATCTTGAAAATTTAGTAACATTGTCGCCATATGTTGTTTTTAATGATACGGAACTCGCATTGAGTATTTTAATCTTGTTTAAAGAACTTATGCCCAAATAGAATGAGCTCTCAGACCCCTCCAACTGATTTAAAAAGTACTACGACGGACAATGGTCTTAGACAATTTACATTTAATCGCTTTTTCCTAAAAGCAAAATACAGTCTCTATAGCACTCTTGTTTTTTTCCTATTTGCTAATCCTGAAACTACTATCATACTTCAAAGATTCTTTGGTAGATTTGTTGATTTTATAACACCTGCTGGAGTCCCGACTATAACAGGTATATTTGTTAGTACTGCGCTGTTCTTTGTAACAATGCTTGGATTAATGTTGCTACCGAGCGAGTGAAACTCGCAAGGTCTATACCAAAGGCTATACCGAGCGAGTGATTTATGAATTGAATACGGGTCTCAGTGCCTCTTGGAGTATCTGTTCCTGCTCTTCAGAATACTTCATACCATTATATTTTTGCTTATAAAGCACCATTTGTGACAGAATTTCTGCCATATTATCTTTAAATCCCTTCTTAGTCTTAAAGAAGAAGAAGAGATTTGTACATTGTATTTTATCCTTTTCTGAGAAACTACTATTCCATCCACCCTGAGGTATCCAGCTTGGCGTGATAGTGGAGGAAGGAGTCCAATATATCATTTAAATAACTTATTTATTATTCAACAACAGGGTTTATATTGTTTCAAATTTACAAGAGATATTAGACACCTCATAAAATTAAAAGTATATTATAGAGAAATGACCAAACTTATTAGCATTCTTGCTATCCTGTTAATCCTGCTTGTACTTTTACGATTTAGTAATAATCGTAGATTAGAGGGTTTAGAAGGCTTCGAAGGCAGTTCACGTTCTGTTGTTATCTGTAAGGCTGAATGGTGCGGACACTGTAAAAATGCCGCTCCTGAATTTAATAAACTCCTCTCAGCCTCTCCGATTACATTAAAAGATGGCAGCAAAGCTACCGTCAAAATTCTTGACGCTGACAAAGATAAATCTGAAATTGGACAATACAAAGTCAAGGGATACCCTACAGTTCTAGTTGTTGATGGGGGACAAACTACAGAGTATCCGGGCCCAAGAACAAGTGACGGTATCATTGAGTTCTTAAATAGTAACTATTGACTAAAAAAGTCAAATGCACAAAAAAAAAGATTTTTTGGAGCCTTTTTAGAAAAAAGGCTAACTGACCGAATGACGCCTCTTAGGTTTTGATTTACTCTTAAAATGATTTATAACCGCTTTCTTACCAATTTCAATAATGGAATTTTTAGTTTCTTCATTGAGAGAGAACTCTAAAGTATTTAATTTATTTAAACATATTTTAATAATTTGAGCATCATAAAACTTCATTTCTAGTTCTTGCTTTGCTAATAATACCATTCTAATTGGTCTCATAATAATATCTTCTAGCCCAGCATCTATTAAATCCCCCATCGCTTCTATCTCTCCATATATCAATAAACTTAATGTACGCGAATGCTCTTCTTTTGGTAATACAAATAATGGATGATTACTAATTACACCTCCATCTATTAAGTAATGACCAGAAACTGGACAGATATGGGGTTGAAAATAATATGGAAATGACATTGATGCTCTGACCGCATCTGCTATTCTGTAGTTTGGTGTACTCTTTGGTGAATAATGTATCGCCTTTGCATCATTTAAATCTGTAGCAACAACACGCAATGTTATACCAAACTTATCATAACAGTCCTTAAAAGTAAATTCTGATGACAATCCTTTCACATGTAAGCAAGCTTCCAGTAACTTATGAAGTCGTTCCCCTGTATCTATTCCAAAATGTAATAGCCATCCCGGAACCGAATCGTATTCTCTAATATTTGTAAAGTCAAACTTAAGACAGAACTCCTCTAGTTCCTTTAAGGTATACCCAATACATAAACACATTGCCATAAGAGATCCAGCTGATACCCCCATCCATTCCTTAACAGCTTTTAATGGTATATGATTTGATAACTCAAGTAATGCTCCTATGTGTGCTATAGCGCATGTTCCACCACCCGATAGATATATCCTCTGAGGTATCATTCCTACTATTTTAAAAATATTCCATTTATATTCGTAGCGCACTTTTGGATATCATCTCACTTCTAGATATTATCCTAAAGCGTTCCAACCCTTAAAGTCATTTGCTTATATCTAACAGCAATGGATCAACAGACACCCATATTAAATCCAACTGAACTCTATGATAAACGACGTACCAAAGATGCTGGTCGCTTAAGAGCTTATAATAAAATACTTGAACAAATATATAATCGAATTCGCACCATTAGCAAACTACCGAACTCACAATGCTATCTTCTTTATACTGTCCCTCCCTTCATCTTAGGTTTACCAAAATTAGACCTTGAAGATTGCGTTGTATATCTTATTTATCAACTTCGTCACGCTGGTTATGAAATTCGCTACTCTCCACCCAATATGATTTATATTTCCTGGTTACATCACGAAAAATCCTATCTCGTTGAACAATCACCCATTATGCAAGCTATGATGGAATCTGCTGAACGAACACAAGCTGAACTCGAACGAAAAGAGAAAGAAGCATCACGACTTATGGGCCCTAGAAAATCACAACGAAAAGTTGTTAAACAAGCACCAGGATTTGCGCAAAGCAGTCCCGCAGGGTTTGCAGGCCCTACGCCTAAATCTACATATCCATCTTCAAGTGCCATCAATACAATTCTAAACAGACCCCTATCAAATCCAACTGCTGGCCCCCCTCCACCATCTGCCAGTGATTATGTTCCTCCTGCTACATTCCTTCAAAATATGTCTAATCCTACCAATCAAGTTGTCTACCCAAAATCAGTTCCAGAATATTTTAAACGCTAAGCGCTTTTAGCAAAAGCGCCCAAAACCTACAGTAAACGCTTTTAGCAAAAGCGCCCAAAACCTACAGTAAACGCTTTTAGCAAAAGCGCCCAAAACCTACAGTAAACGCTTTTAGCAAAAGTCCACAAAAACCTTATAAAGAACTTACAAAAATAAGTTTTGAATACTTTTGTTAAAAGTATATAGAATGATCAATCAAATTAAGATTCGTTTTTTCCTTTTCTTATTTGGATGTATTGGTTCACGACTAGCCCTTACAGTAGTTAGTGCATTCGCTTCTGGCTGGTTCTTAGCATTAATCGGTATATTCGCATTAATTCCAGTTTTTGGATGGTTCTATATTATTTTTATTGGGAAAAGAGATACGGGCCTAGAAGTACTAGGTGACAAAATCTGGTGGAAAAACTTAAGACCCGTTCATATGCTCCTATGGGGATTCTTCTCATATCTTGCCATTACTGGTAATAGAAAAGCGTGGCTTGTCTTACTAGTTGATACACTGTTTGGTCTATCTTCATTCTTAGTATATCACTGGTCACAAGACAATTTTAAAAAGCTGTCAGAATAGAAATGAATCTCATTAGCGAACATAATGTTATGTTTATGGTGATTTGTATGTTCTTTGCTGGATATGCTTCCACTATGAATAATTGGATTGATAATTGGGATGATTTTCGTTTTAGTTTAAATGATTTCTATATGGTTGGTCTAATGACTGGATGGATGTTCTTCTTTATGGGTCTTTTTACTTTACAAATTGGTAAATGTGTATTTGGATTAATCGCAGTTATAGTATTCTTTATATTGATTCGCACGCAGGCATTTATTACTGAAATTCAATATCTGAAGGGTATGATTCCACACCATTCTATGGCAATCCTAATGAGCAAACGTCTTGAAAAGAAACCAAATTCCATTCAACACCTTTTAGATCAAATTATTCAAACCCAGAGAAATGAAATTATTATTATGAAGCAATATCTAAATCAATAATATTTATTATTATTAGTATAAAATGTCTGATATTTTGGTTGGAACATACAATATGAGCTTTGCAGGCGATGCGGGGTTGGATCCAAATCGCCCAGGCGTATTTGAAAGTGAAGCTGCTTTTCATAAAACAAATACATTTGCCGATAAACGCCAATTTTGGATAAATGCTCTTAAGAATGTTGAAAACTTTGTAGGTGAAACTACGGCTGGATTCATTGGATTTCAAGAAATTAATAAAACAGCTGATGGTTCTGCCACAGGAAGCGGTGCTCTTACTTCAGCAATAAAACTTAAGAAGAGCACATTTGAGGTTATCACTGAAGAAATTGTTGTTTCTCCTTTTGTAAAACCCGCCATAACTATTGCGTGGGATACTGCGAAATTAGGAGGTCATTTGCGTCACGAAATTAAAGATTTAGATTATGTTGCAACTGACCCCGCAGGTGTTAAGCAAACTGGTCGCCCAATGCTAATGGTATTAACTGATAGGGGATATCTACTTATCAGTTTACATGCTCCAAATTATCCTCCTACATATACTGGCGAGTTCCCTGATTTACGAACTGCCATTAATGCCAATATTAAAGCATTTATGGGCGACAAAGCTATTGATGGTAATAAAGTCTTTATTGTAGGTGATTTCAATGATAGATTTGATGCCCTACAAACAATTACATTAGAGAATGGAACAGATTTAAAATATCAAGGTAAAGCTCCTCGCTCTTGCTGCCATAATTGGGATAGTACGTGTACTGATGTTCGATTTGAGAAAAAAACTGGTCTCAGTAAACGTAATAGTCGCGATGATATTGGAACTTGTAAGCCACCTACATACCAAGATATGATTGATCAAGGTAAACTTACTGTAGAAAAATTTACTGAAATTAAAGAAGCCTCCAAAGCTGCTGCTAATAAGGCAGAGGCAAATGGTAAACCTAGACCTAAAGTAATTGTTGAAACAGACACAATTGCTTTAGCTGGTCCAGGATTACGTTTTGAACTTGGCACTGAAGGAAATATTGAAAATTATCGATATTATTCCGATAAAGTATTTGGTGCGGAACCAGCTGGAAATATACGTATTTTCCCTGATGGTCGCAAGGGTGCTTCAACACAAAGTGACCACGAAATGGTTGTTGCTAAATTTAAGATTCCAGATGCTGCTACTGCTGGCGGTAGACGTTGTTCTCGTCGCACTCATCGTAAAACCAATCGCAAATCACATCGCAAGGCCCATCGTAAATCTCATCATAAACACTCAAAAAAGACACATCGCAAGCATTAGGTCTGATTCAAAATCTCAGATAGACGCTTTGAAACAACGGGGCCGACCTTTCTTGTTCCTACTTTAACTCCTTCAATATCCTTAACAGGTGCTTCAATAACACCTTTTAGTGATTTAAAATTATCAATTAGAGATTCTGCCATCTTTACAGATACTCCTGGACATTGCGCCAAGCAACTAATCGCAAATTGTCTATGATCAGATGCGTTTGCCTTCTTTTGTACGTGAATTCCATCTGTTACTTTTACTAGTTCAGTTGTACGTTGAAGATTTTTTGGGTCTTCCTTCCATTGCTCTACCAAGGTCTGAACCAATTCAGCCGTTTCCTGAACAGACGCTGTTTGCATAACTGGAATCTGATAATGGAATATTAGACGATTAATAAACTTCATAATTGCTTTCTTCTGAAGCCGCCCTGTACTTGATGATAGTGAACCCTCTAAAATATACATTGGTTGTGTCTTGTTCTCTTGACAATAGGAAAGAATGCGCCCGCGTTGCTCTCTGTAACGACCATCAAGAATAGATGCTTCTAAGTCTCGAATAGATTTACGCTCAATAATAACACCGCCTTCTGCCATCTTCCCCTCTGCATCAACTCCTAACCAAATATCGGCTACTGGAAGTTGCTTCACTGACATCCCTTCAACCCCTTCTAGAATCTTAATCAAATCTGATTCACGTGTATCGAGTAGGAACATCGTATTATTAATTACTTATTGATTTTGTTTATATCCTTGTATATATCATTCCAGACATAATGATATAGGCTACAGGATTCATATAATTACTATATACAAATTCTCCATTTTTAGAATTATCTTTAACTTGTATTAAGTGATTTTCTATTATTTCGGAAAAATGTCCATCTTCAGTATTAATACCAACATTTAAACAATAATATTTATCTTTATAGTTAAAGCTTATTTTACTTTCGTCATTTATTGAATTTACAAATTCTTCTTTTGAAATTTCATTATATTCAACACCAAAATACTTTCCCCTAAAAGGTCCCTCTAAAATATCCCCTGCTAGATATAACACATTATTGACTTGACTATAATGTGTTGTAAGAAATAAAGGAATTGATTTACTATGTTTTACCCGATGGTAAGCTGCCATTTATTTATAAAATATTCATTTTCGTTTATGCTGTGTTCTTATATGCAAATTGTGGTAGCCATATTTTCTTTTTTTTAACAATCGCACAATACATACTTCTATCTTCTATATCTGACATATTGCCTAAAATACGATTACCAGCAGATATCCCTCCATCTATTCCTACTGCTTGACAGGAACAATATTTGAAATCGTGAATATGTTTGCTTTCGATTGTTTCTAAACATTTCCTGCATTGAATCGTGTGTCTTGTTTGTGTATATCTTACACCCGCATAGACTATGGAAGGCATTTCTCTACTCTATTTATAGAAACTTTATTTATACCTTTGATTAAAAATACCAGTTTAATACAAATTATTTATTAGACCGAAGAGTTTAAAAGAAATATAATTAGATAGGTAAATGGAACGTCTATTTTTAACATTTGGAGAAATTGATAAATTAAAAGAAAAATATCCTGGTAAAATTCCTATTTTTGTTACAAAATCACCCAATTCGCCTGATATTCCAGATATCACAAAGCATAGATTCCTGGCTCCATCAGATCTGCGACTGAGTCAATTTATATGGGTTATTCGTAAACAGATCCGCTTACCACCAGAAAAGGCATTGTTTATGTTTGTAAATAATACTCTTCCAACTTCTAGCTCTTTACTTTCTGAACTATACAGTCTTCATAAATCTCCTGATGGTGCCCTTCGTATGTCATATACATCAGAAAATACATTCGGTTAAAACTTGTTTAATTTTTAATCCTTTTTAGAATTCTTATTCTTATTCTTATTCTTCTTTACAACATCCACAGCTTGATTCACCTCAACTGGTGCCACTTCAACTTTAGTGCCAATTGGCATTACATATTGTTTTGCCAAAGGAACTGTAGGAGATGAATTAGGAGTTTTTGGTACATTTTCATCTGCTTTCACTTCATCTGCTTTCACTTCATCTGGTTTCACTTCAGCTGCTTTCACTTCAGCTACAGTTTCTTTAACAATTGTTGATTCGGCTGTTTGCTCCTTTACTAGTTCAACAGCTTTTACTGGTTCAGTTGATGATTGTGATTCAACTGTATCGGATGATGTATTATCTACAGATGTCGGAGCAACATTAGATGCCTTAGTCGTAGCTATTAGAGATTGTATTAGCCCCATTATATCTACTTAATAGTATTTATTCGTTTTAAGTTAATTTATCACAAATATAAAATCTGTTACAGGTATAATATATTCTATACTTTAAATTATATTGTATATTATTTAAAACCAGTATTTAATTGGATAAGTTGGGGCAAACATACGTTCTAAACCGGGTGTCCATTGATAATAGTCATTTTTACCATCACGAACTGTATTTCTAGCTTGAAAAAATGGATCTAAACCTGCTGCGACATCTGAAGCGGTGTATGGAACCTCAATTACTTCCTCTCCACGCTGCTCCATCGCTTGACGTTGTGTATCTCTTTCGACTTCATCTTCCCAAACAATATGTGGGTTTTTCTCCTTAACTTCCGTAATTTCCCAAATATTTTCACCTTGTTTTGATTTCTCAATAATAGGAATTAAGCCTTTTTTGCCATAAACTTTATCGGTTAATGCTTTAACATCGTCAACTGAGTATTGAAGAAGGCCCTTGCTACATTCTGGCTTATAAGTCTGTAAAATCTTCTTCTCTTCTGCTTCCATTGCAGCAGTATCAGGCGGTGTCATATCAGAACCATTAATCTCGTTATACATCTTGGTCGGTGGTGGATTATTAATATCTTCAACAACTTTCTTTTCAAATTGTGCTTGATTATCTTGGAAGTATTGTGAGTTTGGTGGCTGTACTGACCAATCCATAGGATACCGGGTCATAGCATCGCTAATTTGTTTTCTGGATGCGGTCTTTGATCCTTGGTTTTGGAAGACCGCTGATATTTCATAATCATCCAAATCATCAATTGGGTTCATCAGATAGGGTTTTTCCGGCGGGTAAACAGTCATATTTAAATCATCTCGTGGCGTCCCGTCAGGATTAAATCTATTTTTGATATCATCCTCACTTTGAAAAGTTTCTAAATACTTACGACCACCAAAATATAGTACAAAGTACCCTAATATCAACAGAAAGAACAGGGTGATTAAGTTTGAATTAGCCATTTGACTCCTATATCTTCCATACATTAATAAACAATATCAAAGTAGAATGGCAACTCGAAAGTTTCGTAAATCAAAATCCCGTACGACTAGTCGGAGACGTAAGACTGTTCGGAGACATAGGACTTCAACTGCTGGAAAGATATTACCACCACTCGATGTGCGTTCAAGAAAACATCTTTCAGAGTTTGAAAAGCGTATGAAGAAAGGGCCTCTTATGATTATGATGGTCTATGCTGATTGGTGCGGCGCCTGCCATACAATGATGCCTCACTTTGATGCTGCGGCTAAATCCCCAAGTCGCTCAATACAAGCTGTTAAAGTTAATGAACAAATGTTACAAGCTGTCAATGAAAGTATTAACAAAAACGTTAATAAATCTGCAAAGCCTCTTAATGTCGAAGGCTATCCAAGCATTATTGTAGTTGATAACAAGGGAAATGCTGTAACTGAGATTGAACCCGTAAGAAATACGGAGTCAATGACTGCTCTAATGGCACAAGCTGGACCACTTGCTGAAACTGCTGGAATTAATAAAACAAATGAGAATCCCAATACTGTTGTTAAGACGGGTATTAAAAATATAGTGTCAAATGTAAATAACAGTGCAGCTAATGAAAATCCTATAAATGTAAATAATGCTTCAAATGCTATGGCTATGACTACAAATAATGCTTTAAATGTAGCGGCTATGAATGTAAATAATGCTTCAAATGCGATGGCTATGACTACAAATGTAGCGTCTATGACTGCAAATAATAAAAATAAAAAGTTATTAACAAATCTTGGTATTGAGAATCAAGGCTTAGTTGCAGGTCCTCCAAAAGGTAACAATATGAATCTAAATTCAAGAAATTCTGATGTCGGCGAAGATGAACTTTTAGGAAGTATTGCCTCAAAAAATAATAAAAATAAAAATATTAAATTAGCATCGATTGCACCTAATAAGTTGGCCAATGCTGGTCTTAATACTGAAAAGGGTATTAAAGAGAGTTTAAAAGAGGCCACTGCTCCATCTCCACTAAATACATTCGGATCCGTAAAAAATGAATCCAAAGGCCCTGCTATAAGTGCTAATATAAAGAAAGAGGCAGAGGCGGTTACTTCTTTAGCCTCACCCCTGATGCCACCAAGTGTAGGAAGTGATATGGAAGAATCAGAGAGTATTAGTAATAAGTTAACGGCTGAACAAAAGGTAAGTGGCGGTGGTTATAATCGCAAAGATGGTGGAAGCCTGTATTCCGCTATGGCACGCACAACATACTTACTTGCTCCTGCTGCTGGTCTTCTAGCAACAGCCGCAATGGTTATGAAGGGTAAAAAGCGTAAATCATCAAAGAAGAATCGTAAAAATAATAAAACTCATAGACGCCGCCGTTAAAATTTGAAATCTCTTTAAGTCCCCAAAAAGGCGTGAGATAAATTTGAAGCTATATTTTATAACATCATTAGCAGCCATACAATGTCGGCCAATGACGTTGCTGTGAAACAGCACCTCGATTGTCATTCCAAGACAAATGACGTAGTATTTCACTTGCTGGACATCCAAGCTCGCGATATGCGCATCGAATCCGAACAGGAAGATGTTCGCGAAATCGCCTACGAATCTAACTCTGAATCCGATGACGAAGAGTTCAAGGCACGGCGCAAAAAGAAAAAAACAAACAATAACTTTAGTCAGCAAAAAGAATTAGTTATTCATCTTTTCGGTGCCGATGAAAATGGTAAAACCATCCGCTGCGACGTAACTGGCTTTCGACCTACACTCTATATTCGCCTTCCTGAAGATAAAACCTCTCTATGCGCCGACTCCATTAAACAATACATCAATGGCCAGGGAATACCTATGAGTCAACTTAATATCAAGCGTATCACCAAGAAAATCTTCTATGGATTTACCGCAAATACCTTCTACCCATTCCTACAAATTGACGTACCATCCCTCACACTATTCCGCAATATTCGCAACCTTTTCCTCGATGAAAATCTAAATCCACACACTAAGAAGCCCCTTGATGGACCTATGCGCGGAAAAGTAGTTGAACTCTTTGAAGCAAATATCGATCCTATGCTTCGATTTCTTCACTCACAAAATATCCAACCCTGCGGCTGGGTCGCCATAGGAAAAACTTCTATCTCAGAAAATAATGAATCTGGACTTGTCATCGAATGCGACTATGAACAAGTTGTGCCCACAAAAGGCCCTCGTGTTGCCGCCCCATTCCTTACCGCGTCTTGGGATATTGAGTGCTTCTCTATGACTGGCGATTTTCCTCTAGCTAAACGCACCTGGAAAAAAGCAGTAAAAGATGTAATCAATCTTACACGTGATGGAGCTCAGGCCGCTGACCTAATTATTAACAGTCTATCTACTGGACAAAATCCAGTTGACACACTCCCTAAAGGTATGACTCCCATCTACTGCCAACTCAAAAAGCCACTTCAAGATGTGTCCCTCAAACTACTCGATTCCTCTATCCAAACAAAGATAGATGATATTCTAAAACTTCAGGGCGACATCGACGACAAAATCGCTCAATTTGAAAAGCTACTCACTACCACACTTAAGAGCCTTGTATATCTTGTTGGTGACCCTGTCATTCAAATCGGTACTACACTCACTCGCGGAACACCTGAGTCACTAGAGCGTCATCTATTCGTCTTTCCAGATTGTACCCCTATTCCTGGTATCACTGTACACTCCTATCGTTCAGAAAAGACTATGATCCTTGCCTGGTTTGAATGGATGATTAAGATGAATCCTGATATCCTCATCGGCTACAACGTATTTGGTTTTGATGAATCCTATACCTGGCACCGCGCAGAAGAACTCGGTCTCATTCATTCTAACTCGCCTATTCATCAGCTTACCCGCCTCTTTGCTCTATCTAGCGAAGTTAAACTGGAAGAGAAGTTCCTAAGCTCCTCCGCTATGGGTGATAACTTGATGTATATCTGGACAACTCACGGTCGCCTACAAGTAGACTTGTTCCATTACATCAAACGTAACAATATACTTCCCTCTTACAAACTAGATGAAGTTACTAAACACTTTATGTCTGGCAAACTTAAGAGTCAAAAATACGAAGGCAGCATACTCACCCTTGAAGTAGCTGGCGCCATCAAAGATGTTAAACCTGGCCGTGCCATCACTCTTCTTGATGATACTGGTGAAACTGTGTCTCCTAAACTTGTAGTAGAGAAGGTAGATGGAAATAAGATTTCGTTTACGTGTGAACTGGACTATGATGCGCTTAATGAAATGGATGATGCTACCAAGTGGGTTATTGTAAAAGATGATGTAAGCCCTCAAGATATATTCCGTCTCCATCGTGGGTCAGCAGAAGATCGTGCCATTGTTGGTAAATACTGCCTTCAAGATTGTGACTTAGTAATTGACCTCTATCGAAAACTGGAAACCTTCAATAACACTATGTGTATGGCGAATGTTTGCTCTGTACCACTCAGCTATATCTTCACTCGCGGCCAAGGCATCAAAATCGAATCACTTATCTTCAAAGCCTGTAAAGAGCGCGATATTCTAATTCCTGTACTTTCATCTCCTCGACAGGGTAGCATAGAAGATTCTTATGAAGGTGCGATTGTACTCAATCCTGACCCTGGATTCTACTCTGATTCGCCTATTGGTGTGTGTGACTTCGCATCTCTATATCCATCCACTATTGTAAGTGAGAATATTAGTCACGACTCTCTACTTTGGATTAAGGACTTCAACTATGATGGGACTCTAATTTCGCATAACTGGGGTTCTGAAGTCTATGATGAGTGTGAAGGATATGCCTATACTGATATTGAGTTTGATATCTGGCGACCTGATCCAAATGATAAGCGTAAGCATCCTGTAAAGGTGCGCTGTGGGCGCAGAATCTGTCGTTATGCCCAACCACTCGATGGAACTAAATCAACACTGCCTCAAATCACTATGTGGCTCTTACAAGCTCGAGAGGCAAAGAAGAAGGAGATGAAGGGTGAAAAAGATCCAGAACGTTATGCTCTTCTTGATGCTGAGCAGTTGGCCTACAAACTGACTGGTAACTCACTTTATGGTCAGTTGGGCTCTGGTACTTTTAAGATTCGTCTACAAGCTCTGGCTGCTTCAGTAACATCTTATGGTCGTAAACAGATTCTCTTTGCCAAAGATGCGATTGAACTATTTTATGGCCCTGGTGCAAAACGAGTTCATTGTAGCGCAAAAGTAGTATATGGGGACACTGACTCCTTATTCGTAGAGTTTAATCCTCGTGATCCAAAGACTGGCAAGAGACTAGAGGGCCGTGAAGCGCGTCAGGCAACAATTGATATTACAGATGAAGCAGGTGCCTTTATTACAAAGACTCTTGCTGCACCACACGATTTCGAGTTTGATAAAGCATTTGATCCAATGCTAATGTTTTCGAAGAAGCGTTATGCTGGAAATATGTACGAAAATAATGCGGATGACTATGTTCATAAATATATGGGTATCGCATTGAAGAGACGTGATAATGCTCCAATTGTTAAGACCATCTTTGGTGGTGCTATGAAAATGCTACTTGATAGACGAGATGTTGATGGGGCATTCAAGTTTGTAAAAGATAAGTGTTTGGAGCTAGTTGATGGCAAGGTCTCACTGGGTCAATTAACAGTTACTAAATCACTTCGCGCTGATTACGCAAATCCGCTTAGTATTGCACACAAAGTCTTAGCTGACAGAATTACTCAACGTGATCCTGGTAATGCCCCAGCGGCAGGCGATCGAATTGGATATGTATATATCAGTCCAAAGACAGGTCAAGAGGCCTCAAAGTTACAAGGTGATCGTATTGAGACTCCACTGTATGTGAAAGAGAATAGCTTAGTGCCAGATTATAAGCATTATATCGAGCATCAACTTCAGAATCCTATTTCGCAGGCATTCGGTCTTCTACTTGAAAGAATTCCTGGCTTTACACCATCAATAATAGCAAAGTGCCCTCCAAAGCCTGGAATTATGGATGGTTCTTTAGAAGCGGATAAGATGTTGGATGCGTGGCTTGGATTCCGTGAAAATATTGCGGCTCAACTTCTATTTAGTGATTGTCTGAAGAAGTTTGAGAATACCAGTCGACGTAATGCGCTCTACAATATGTTTGGAACAAGTGTTAAAGTGACAACATCTAGTTCTTCTAAGCCGCAAAATAAAATTGTAACACCAACTGTAGCAACTACAAGAGGAAAGCCTAAAGTGGCTCCTACTACTCAAAAGACAATTAGTAGTTTCCTAATGGATTCATTCATTGTAGATAATATTAGAAAGAAAGACCGTGCCACAGCTGCTGCCAAGAAAAAACTAAAAGAACATGAGGATAGTGATTAGAAATTATTAGTATTCCCAAAAAGTCGCTTTAAAGTACGTCTATAATTATTATTTTTATTATTTGGGGGGTTTGATTCTTCAATAAATTTAAAATCATCTTTTGTATAAATTTCTGATTTATATTCATCAGATGTAAAATATTTTTTAGCATTATCAAATCCTTCTTTATTATCTTTAATAAATATGTCTGTTAAATGTGGGTTAATTGCTCTGATATATGGGTCGTTCTCCTTTAACATATTCATATGTCTTTCTTTTATTCTATTTTGAATATTGCGTGCTTCAGCTGTAACTAAAATTACAATAATTTTGTATTTAACATTATTGTTCATTTCTAAAATGGGCATTATATCTTCTTTCACTTTATCTTTTTTACTAACAAGTGTAGTATCATATATAATATTTAATTCGTTCATTATACCATATATAAGACCATCTCTTCTAAGTTCATTTAAGTTTTTCAATCCTGTATTTATACCTACTGACTTAACTGATTTTAACTCTTTTAGAGCTTTAATGGCATTATTGTTTCCAAGTGTACTAATCTTTTCCATTTTGGCATTTGTAGTATTCTTAAGTGATAGATTTGTGTTCTTTGACATAATAGTTGGTAAATATACTTCACTAAGTAGTCCAAAGTTGCTTTCATTTAAAGTAGGAGTTCCTATAGTATCTTTCTTGGCTTTTAATGTATTATAAAGACGTTTTGTAACTTTTCTATAGGGTTCCACTCTTTCAACAATGCTATCGAGAGCGATATTATAAAAATCATTATATTCCATACCCATTTTCTCTAAAATCTGTTGTGTTCTTGTTGTTTTTCCCACACCGGGTGCGCCAACAACTATAACAAAATATGGATTTGGTTTTAATTTATAATTTGGCTTATCTTTCGCAAATATTTTAGCAATTGCCTCGACATTTTGAGCATTTTCTAGTGTTTTAAAAACAACTTGTTTCTTATTTAATCTATATTTATAAGGATCTCTCTCAGCCATCTTAATAAATTAAAAGATTTATATTCAGTACGTCCGACCTATACACAGTATAAAATATACACACCTAATTAGTATTAAATGGGAAATAGTACTTCAACCAATAATAGTTTACACTTTATACTAATATCTAACAAGAACCAAGCACAGGCCTTACTTGATACAGCTGAGAAAGAGGACTTTTATCTTGAGGAATGTCACGATAATAAAGCAAATTCACTTGCTCGACGAAATCTAACTTATTTCGCAAATCAAGTATCAATACAAGATAATAATTATGCTATGGCATATCTTGATGCGGCTAACTTATATTTGCCTATAAGACTTTTAAATGATTTGAAGGAGGTTAAGATAGTTCAGTTGATGCCATCTGCGGATGGTGGGATGCCTCATACACGACCTGATAATATTATTTGCTATCCAGATATTAGTCAGTTATTTTCAAAAACAACACTAATTCACGAATTATGGCATATTCATCAGCGCGCTTTTAAAGATGTATGGTTTAAAACATTTAAGCGTTTGGGCTGGATGATGTGGGAGGGTAATTTACCAGAACAATTGGAAAACGCAAGACGTTATAATCCTGATACTTTAGATTGTCCATTATGGATATTTAATAGTCAGTGGATTCCTGTTCCTGTCTTCAAAGATATTACAAAACCTAATGTGGCTGATATTGAAATCTGGTTTTATAATCCTGAAAAGCAATATCATATTAAGAGAGTACCATCAGAACTGGTAGAGTATTTTCCTAATTTGCCGCCAAATGCATATGAACATCCTCGAGAAATGACCGCATATATGTTATCTGAGCCTGATAAATATAGCGAGTCTCAGGGATTTAAACATTTAATAGAATCAATTGGTCAAATATCAATTATGTCATCTAAAATTGTTTCTAATTAATAGATTGCCCATGTGTAATAAAGATAAGAAGTGTCGCGCCTGGATATCTTTAGATTCATTGGGAATATCCGCACAGGGCTGTCTCAGAGATGCTTCTTGGTTACACGGCATTACTATTCCATGTTATCAGTCTATATTTAATCAACAGCTATATATTGATCTACCAACAAAAAAGCTAAGTTGTATTAAGAATGTTGCTCACGGAAAATTTGGATATATAGATTTAGCACAATATGATACACAGACAAAGCATTCTGAAGTATATGTTAAGCGGCCTATCTTGCCTGGCAAAACTCTTTTGTATGAGGCGTGTATTCAGAAATTAGTGGGAGACAGTCTTGCAAATATTGGATTTCCGACAGGTGCGCCAGCTCTTGTAGGTTTATTTCGTTTAAAAGATGAATCTATATGTTTTGCAATGGAACAGATTAACGGTGCGTCTACTTTAGACAGATATCTTGAATCCGTTTCTAAAGTACAATTTCCAACCGTTATCATTGACTGTCTACTTCAATTAAGCGCGATGATTTGGCATCTTGATACTATACTTGGCATCAATCATAGGGACTTAAAGCCTAGTAATTTTCTGATTGTTGAACACGATGCGCCTAAACGTAAAATAATTAATGTTGAAACCGATATTTTGGAAATAGAATCAAAACATTCCCTCACCTTCATTGATTTTGGATTCTCTTGTTTAGGATCTACTGAGACACACATCTCTGATATCTCTCTCAGTACTGTTTACTCCAAAATGGATCCCTGCCCTAAAGAAGGACGTGATATGTACTTATTCTTAGCCTTTCTATATATTGACTACCATCAAAAACTACCATCGAGACTTCTGATCCTATTTGAATCCTGGCTTCATATACCAGGTTCTAATATATGTAGCTTTATGCGAAAAGATAAAGAAAACTCTAAAAAATGGCTATACTTTATGGCAGGCAATGAAAGTATTAAACGATTTAGTTCTTGTCCTAAAAGCATTATCAAAGACCTACAGGCTTTTATTTAGTTTGAATTGTCGAAAGATCCGTGCGCTTAGGAAACCAATACCCTACACTATAATACACCTTTGATTCCTCACTGCATTCAGCCAAACTTTGACTATTACTTTGAAATCCACCATAATACGTATTATAAGGAATATGCACTTCTGTTGCGTTACCTAGAAGAGCCGCCATCCAAGACATAGTTGAAGCAGACGTAATAAGCTTTTTCGCTTTTAACATAAAATCAAAATCATCGCCTAGAATGCCAGTTATAATAGTAGGATGAAGGTCATCAAATTCACTTAGATACTCTTTTTCCCATTCTGCCTTTGGTGTATTACACACGATATAGAGTTTATCATATTTAATAGTCTTAATGATATTTTTAATATCTTCTGGATCATATAGCTGCGAAGTCTTATTCTCCATATCAATAAAATCGGCCCATTGGAATGCACCCGCTAAACGAACGTGCAATACCAAATCATTCTCCGTCGGCTGTATAGTATGCTTAGATACATACTTTATAATATTACTGATTTTGATACGGTTACTAATATTATTATTATTCTCTTCGGTAAAGAGAGAACGAACATAATCGCGCTCCTTCAAAAAAATCTCTGAACGCTGGAAAAACCCCATCATTAAAATATCTTTCGATGTATCAAGTTCATACTTACGTCCCTCTAGATGTGCTGTAATAATACGTTTAAATTTTTCATCATCAATTGTCGTATTAAACTCGAGATTAATCTGGAAAGTGGGTTTCACTGCATCGTAGCCGTAAATTTTCTTAATAATTTCTGCGGCGAAATAGTGAAATAAGTTATTACCAAATTGACCTTGGACTAGAAAATTAACAGTCTTCATCTCTTTTCTTCTCTTTAATATATTGAATACGTTTAAGTGTTTTTAAACTCACGCGTTCATCATACATCCGATTTAAAGCTTCATCTGATTTATAATTTAGTGATCAAATGGCATTTGTGCAAGCAATGAATACCCCTGATACGACCAAAAAAGGCGTCAACTGTGCCGATGTCTATACTGAAGAGGGAGTCGGTGATTACAGAGTCTCCCTTTTCACAATGCTCAATCGCGGGCTCGAGCAATCCTATATCCAAGACTATACTCGCAAAATTTACAACCGTAATGTGCCAGATGAGATGCGTGATCTGTTTGTAATGGCTTTTCAGACTCGCGATGTACGCGGCGGGAAGGGCGAACGCTGTCTTTTCCATCACTTCATTCACGCTCTTTATCAGTACGACAAGGAAACTGTTCATCAAATGATTAAACTCATTCCTGAATATGGTTGCTGGCGTGATATGTGGGAACTTCTAAAAACTGTCCCTGAACTCGAGTCTGAAATCTTTAGAATTACTCGCAATTGCTTTAAAGACGACCTTGTAAAATGCCATTCAGATCAGAAAAGTAAAATGTCTCTTCTTGCTAAGTGGCTTCCTCGTGAGAACTCTGGTACTTATCCTGGTCTTGCGAGGCGACTTTCCAATCATATTTATGGTTTTGAAGAATCTGAACGCAAACGTCTTGTAAAGTATCGTAAAGATACAAGTATGATGAATAAAGTTCTAAAGACTGTTGAAATCAATATGTGCAGTAAGTCCTGGGCTGAAATTAAGCCTGAATCAGTCCCTGGTCGCTGTCTCAAGATTCACAATAAGGCTTTCCTCAATGAATCTGTAAAGAAATCCTACACGGATGCTCTTCGGTATGCTACTTCAGAAGATCGTATGGCCTGTCGCAAGCACTTTCAAGAGTTCGTTGAGGGATTGGCCAAAGGTGAGAAGAAGGCACATGGGGCCAATGTTGTAATGCCCCACGAACTCGTTGTACAGGCACTAGCACATGGCACTTCTCAAGATGAACTTGGTATTAATCAAGGCCAATGGGTTTCTATTCGTGAGAAAACGTTGAAGCTTGGTGGGCTTGGCAAGTGTGTTCCTATGTGCGACTTCAGTGGCTCTATGAATGGACTCCCTAAACTAATTTCTCTTGCACTTGGTATTCTTGTGTCTGAAATTAATCACAGTGCCTTCAAGGACCATATCCTGACTTTTGATGCTGAGCCTAAGTGGCATTCTTTCGCTGGCAAGAATACACTAAAGGAGAAGCTTGATAGTATTCGCGGCGACCTTGGTCAGGGGCTCAACACTAATTTCTACAAGGCTTGTATGAGAATTGTGGAGAAGATGAATCAAGCCAAAGTTCCAGTTGGTGATGAGCCTGAAGACCTCATTGTTTTTACAGATATGGGATTTGATGCGGCTATTAGAGATAATAACTATTATGGTCGTAATACAGTAAAATCAGCTGTATGGGATACTCAGATTCAACAGATTCGTGATGAGTTCAAGAGGGCTGGTGAGGAGGTATGGGGTGTAGGCAATGGTTGGAAAGCGCCTCGTATTGTGATTTGGAATCTAAGTGCGCATTTTAATGATTTCCACGCCAAGGCTGATCAAGAGGGAGTTGTACAACTATCAGGTTGGTCTCCTTCAATGCTCAAGGCTCTACAAAAGGGCGGTGTTCAAGTAATGACACCCTATCAGGGAATGCGAGTCATTCTTGATGATGAGCGCTATGATGAAGTGCGTAAAGTCTGGAATATGATTCACCAAATTTGAAGTGGTTAATACCTTCAATATAAGATTAGAAAATGAACGTTCTCCCGTGCTGTAATGTTTTACAGTTTCCATTAAAGTACTTTTCAACTGGTCCAGATGGGAAATATTCAGAGTTACTTGAACTTATTAGAGATTATGTTAGCCAAGACTGTTGGGCCTTTGTTATAAATAATGAAATCCTTTTCAATTCATATAATTCTCAGTCAAAAACTTTTAAACATATACTAGAAGAAAAAATTATTCGAGATAAAATTATTGAGAATCCGCAAAACATTCTTGCTGAAGTAAATTGTCGTAATATTAATACTATAATTGAGATTTATATGTTTCAACTACCCGAGTCCTATAAGCTTGTGATTATATATGAAGCGGCTTTATCTATATATATTGTATATCGACTAAATTCGCAAGGATTTATTGATGAATTTGGTGAAGATAATGAAATCTAAATTATAGCTGCCTGGACTTAAAGACTCCAAACCATAATAGGGTAGGAAGAAAAGCTCTTCCTAGGTGAACAACTAACTTCACTATGTGTAACGTATTCATACAGCAATTACCCTAAATTATTGTTTATAATTAATTAACGAATACAGCCCTTACACATAATGAAGTTAGTGGCCTCTTAATACTCCAGTATCTATACAGCAATTCATATCTTATTTAAAAGGTTTTCTGGATACAGCGTGGGTATTAATCATTGTGTGTTGCGTGTTGTGTGTTGTGTGTTGTGTGCTGTGTGTTGTATAAAACGGTCAATATTAAAAAGAAAAGAAAAATGTGAGAAAGGAGATTTGAGTTTTTTTAGAAATTAATTTGCGTCCAAGGTTGTTTCCTGTGCGTTAAGAATCTATACAGCCATCTTATATCAAATTATATTGGTTAATTTAAGATTTTTGGATTCTGAGCTACTTTATAATGGTTACTAGAAGAATGCTTATGGATGTGATAAGCAATTGATATTTAGGCTATACCAATTGCTTAAAAAATCCAGTAATGAACTCGCGATTCATTGGTGTTGCTTTTAGTTTTCTTCAGAACATACTAGTCTGACTTTATAGCTATAAAGGATGATGACTAAATGAGACTGATTACTGTTCGATTAGAGGTGCTTATACCCTCGCTGGTAGAACAGACTCATAAAGGAAGGAAATACACTGCAATTACGGAATTTTCCGTATATAAACATATTTGTTCTATAACAGTGCCTATGCTGTAAATACTTAGAGAAATTAGATGATAATGGGGTGTAGAATAAGTGGGAGCTCTGAAAAGGACGATCGTGAAATACCACTACTCGCATCAAAATCTCTGAATGTTGTTCATAGGTTTTTAGGTTATTAAGGAAACTTAGTAGCCTAAAACAAAATCCATCCACTACCTTTGTGTTAATTGACGTTTCAGGGATATACAGTTTCATTACTGTTATCCTTAAAAGTGTTCGATTAGGGTATGATGGTGTTTACAGTTGGAAGACTGTAAATGGTGTAAAATGATTGTTATCGTGTGGTAACAGTTGTTCCCTTTTATTTCGGTGAATACTAAAATGATTGGTTACCAAAGCATTTTGCTAGGCCCTCTCGTGTTTCCTACTGTGGAAAATACGTGAGGGCTTTTATGCGTTCTTAATATAGAACAAAATGTCAGAGTATGGCCCAAATCCTGAAGATTTAACCGATGAAGAAAATGAAATTATTGAACCCTGTGAATCCGATGAACTCTGTGAACCCTATGAACCCTGTGAAACTAAACAAGTTGCTATCGCAGTCCAACAAGGACAACGGCGACGGGTTATGAAAGGTATGACATACAATATCGATGAAAAACACGGCTATATTTACTTAGTTCGTACCCGAGAATTTAAATCACTCAATCGACAAATCTATAAAGTTGGTCGCACATCTCAGTGCCCTGATACCAGAATTGGCCGACTCCATAAATATACAAAAGGATCTGAAATCTATTTAATTTTACAATGTCACGTAAACGATGTAAAATTAATTGAAAAAGAAATTCTTGAACAATTCTGCTTAAAATGGGACCCAGGCCCAGATGGCTCAGAAGATTTCATTATCCCTACCCCTAAAGAATTAATGGCTGCCAAACAAATTATATTCGATGTCATTAAAAAATACGAAGAGAAACGACTTTAATATTTATGTTAGTCTTCTACTACAATATCCTCGCGCCATTTAGGAAGGCCTTTGCTGACAGATAAATAATTACTGTCTGCCTCTATAAAACAGGAATCCCAATCTTTCGATGTAAAAGTATTATCATAGCCTACCATATACTCTTCACCATTTATTTTAACTCTCATCTTGTTTCTAGCCGGATTTTTAGAAGCAAACTCCTTCATCTCATTTATTAATGTATTACTGGGGAATACTATAGAATTATGGTCAACCTCATCTAACCAATCTGTCGGATTGAAATAGCCATCACCAACAACAAATATTGGAGGAACGCTGCCATAATCATCGATCTCATAAAACGGATACACTATTTTTTGATTCTGTGCATCCCAGAAAAGGAGATTATTGTTTCTGTAGTCATCATTTAGATAGTGAATTGTTGCACCATTACAAAGGTTATTCTGTTTAGCATATATGGTTGCTACAGCCTCAATTACTCCTCGATTGCTAAATAGAAGATTGCTTAGCGAATCTGTAGAAGTCTTTAAGATAGATCTGAATGCTACTAATTCAGGGTTCTTTGATGTCTTAATTATATACTTTATTTGTGCTTCAGTTAGTTCTTCACGGGGCATTTTGAGATAATAATATGTATGTTACTTGGAATAGTTTAGCAGTCTAATCTATTTAAATGTTATATATGGTTTCAATTTTTAATCAATAAAAATATACATATTTTATATCTTTATTGATTCGAATTTTTCCTAAAGGCGCATTAGTTTTTTTGGGTGCTTTTTCCTAAAACGCACATTAGTTT